GACCCTACAAGAGTTTGGACAGTTTGTCAGGGTAGCATGAAGATTCTTGAAGATGTAACAGATTAATGGCAACAGCAGTAATCTCAGATGAACTAAACAATAAAACAAAACGAATTTTTCCTATTGACTATCCATTAATTCAGGTAGAAGATTTTACAATAAACACTTTAATAACTGAAATCCTGCCATTTAGAGTTAAGTTTACAGCCATTCAAATACAGGCTATTGGCTTAGGAAATACCCCAGGAATTCCACTACAAGTTATTGGCTATAGCAACTACATTCTCTAATTATCCTATTAAAATGTATGTTATAATTACAGCATGGCCAAACTCACAATTCCGAATGTTAAGTTAAAGTTTCAAACTGGTGATCGTCCTACCCAGGAGGATTACGTAGATCTAATCGATACCCTTTCATCCCAAGCAACAGATTTGGGTACATCAGGTAATAACGAAGTTACAATCAATGGAATTGAAAACACAACGGTTGTTGACAACTTTGATGCAACTGTGTTTCGAATGGTCAAATACCTTGTGTCAATCTCAAAGGTCTCACAAGGGGATAACAAATTTTATGCAACAGAACTAACTGTTCTTGTTGACGGTACAGGAGTAAATGTAACCGAATACGGAACAATCGACAATGATGGGAATATTGGCACCATTAATGTCTCACGCACTGGAAATACCGTGGCTTTATCAGTCACTCCAGTAAGCGGTCAAACACCTATAACAGTTCGTTTCGCACGAATTGGATTAAAGGCTTAAGGAGATATAAAAAATGGCAACAGTAAATAAAAACTTTAAGGTCAAAAATGGCCTAGTAGTCGAAGGAACAACAGCAACCGTTAATGGTAATCAAGTTCTTTCAGAAACAGCATCAGACCAATACATCATTGATTTAATTGGTGGACAAACACTCGTAACATCTGTTGAATCAACACAGATGGAAGTTGTTGCTGGTGAACTAAATATTAAGTCAGGCGTATTTGATGCGTCAGGCGCAGCAGCAGCAGCACAGGCTGCAGCAGCAACAGATGCAACCACAAAGGCAAATGCTGCCAAGAGTGGTGCAGAGGCTACAGCCTCAGCAGATGCAACAAGCAAAGCAAATGCTGCACGAGCAGCAGCAGAAGCAACCGCTGCATCAGATGCAACATCCAAGGCTAACGCTGCAATTTCAACTGCAGCAACAGATGCTACTACAAAGGCAAACAATGCAAAGAGCGGAGCAGAAGCCACAGCATCAGCAGACGCTACCTCAAAGGCTAACGCTGCACGTACTGCAGCAGAAGCAACTGCCTCAGCAGACGCAACAAGCAAAGCAAATGCTGCACGAGCAGCAGCAGAAGCCACAGCATCTGCAGACGCTACTGCAAAAGCAGATGCAGCAGAAGCAGCAGCAATTGCTTACACAGATGCAGAAGTTGCAGCACTTGTTGATTCAGCACCAGCACTTCTTGATACACTTAATGAATTAGCAGCAGCAATTTCAGATAATCCAAACTATGCAACAGATCTTGCTACATCAGTAGGACAAAAGGTTGCCAAGGCTGGCGACACAATGACAGGTGCTTTGACACTTTCAGGTGCACCAACATCATCATTGCATGCAGCAACTAAGGGTTATGTAGATACAGCAGAATCAAACGCTGCATCAGACGCTACCTCAAAGGCTAACGCTGCACAGGCTGCAGCAGAGGCTACAGCATCAGCAGACGCAACATCTAAGGCTAATGCAGTAGCAGGAAATCTTACAACTCACGAAGCAGACACATCAGCACACGGTGTAACTGGTGCGGTAGTTGGAACAACAGACACACAAACATTAACAAATAAGACTATTGGAGATACATTAAACTTCGCAGGCGCAGGAGCAATGACAATCAATTCTGATTCTCATATCGTTCTTACTCCAGCAGCAGGTTCTTCAGTTAAGTGGGGTGCAGATGTTCTTGCAACTCAGGCTTATGTTGACAACCAAACTACATCTGATGTAGCAGAAGGTACAAACCTTTACTTCACAAACCAGCGAGCAATTGACGCTGTAGGTGGAACAATTGGAGATCAAATTGATCTTCTTAACACAGACGATATTGAAGAGGGCAGCAACAACCTTTACTTCACAAACTCTCGTGCACTATCTGCAACTTCAGCAGCATACGATGTAGCAGGTGCAGCAGCAGCAGCAAACACTTCAGCAAGAGGATATGCAGATAGCCTTGCAGTCAACTATGACGCAGCAGGATCAGCAAACACAGCATATTCAGATGCAGTAGCAGCAGCAGCGACAGACGCCACAACTAAGGCTAACAATGCTAAGTCAGGTGCAGAAGCAACTGCTTCAGCAGACGCTACTTCAAAGGCAAACGCTGCAAAGGCTGCAGCAGAGGCTACAGCATCAGCAGATGCTACAAGCAAAGCAAATGCTGCACGAGCAGCAGCAGAAGCAACAGCATCAGCAGACGCTACTACAAAAGCAAATAATGCTAAGTCAGGTGCGGAAGCAACTGCAGCAACAGATGCAACCGACAAGGTTGCAGCAGAAGCAACTGCAAGAGCAACTGCTGTAACTGCAGCAATTGCAACTGCATCAGCAGACGCTACTTCAAAGGCTAACGCTGCACGTACTGCAGCAGAATCAACTGCAGCATCAGCACTTTCATCTGCAATCTCAACAGAGGTTACAAACCGTAATACAGCAATTTCAACTGCAGTAGATTCATTAGTAGATGGTGCACCAGCACTTCTTGATACATTAAATGAATTGGCAGCAGCAATCAATGATGATGCTAATTACACAACAACTATTACAACTGCATTGGGAACAAAAGCCCCACTTGCTTCACCAGCATTAACTGGTACACCTACAGCACCAACTGCTGCAGCAGGTACAAATACAACTCAGGTCGCAACAACTGCATACGCAAAGGCAGCAGCAGATGCTGCACAGACTGCAGCAACTACAGCAGCAGCATCAGACGCTACTACAAAGGCTAACGCAGCACAGGCTGCAGCAGAGGCAACCGCTTCAGCAGATGCAACTTCTAAGGTAGCATCAGAGGCAGGACTAAGAGCAACAGCAGTTACAAATGCAATATCAACCGCAGCAGCAGATGCCACAACTAAGGCTAACAATGCTAAGTCAGGTGCAGAAGCAACTGCTTCAGCAGATGCAACATCTAAGGCAAATGCAGCAAAGGCTGCAGCAGAGGCTACAGCCCAAGCAGCACTTGATGATGTACTTGATGGAACAACAGCATTTACAGAAATAAATGTAAATTCTGAGGCCAAGCAAATTGCAGCATCTTCTTCAGGAACAGCAACCGTTGTTGGAACTGCTTATCAGTGGGCAAAGGCAGACTATCGTTCAGCCAAACTCCTTGTTAAGATTGACAACGGAACAGATAATGAAATGTCAGAAATTCTAGTAACTCTAGACTCAACAGACAACATTGCAATTACAGAATATGCAATTGTTGGAACTAATGGATCAAGAGGAACAATCACAGCAGATATTTCAGGTGCAAATGTTAGAGTTCGAGTTACACCAACAAACAACTCAACAGTTAAAGTATCTGGAACACTTATTAAGTAATAAAAATTTGTGGGGAAAAGGGAGCAATAAATGACAACAGAGAATAAAGACTTCAAGGTCAAGAATGGCTTAGTCGTAGCAAACGGCGGTACATTCGGAAGTGCAGTAACAGTAGGAACACCAACTCTTTCTACTCATGCAGCAACCAAGGAGTATGTTGACTCAGTATCAATGTCTGTTGGCAGTACTGCTCCCTCTTCACCAACAAATGGAACGCAATGGCTAGACACAGGAACAAACAGAGTTAATTTCTATTACAATGGAGCATGGTATACCCAGGCAACTATTGATGATACAAATAATCTTCCACAGCATATTCACGATACTGCAATTGATGGAACTGGTTTCATAGTATCCCAGTTTTATGAAGGCGGATCATTTAATAGCCCATTGGGTGTAGGTTTAGATGCAGGTGGCCCAGACACATCAGTTTGGACAGTTGTATTTGATGGCGGTAGTGTAGTAGATAATTTCAATTAAAAAATTGATGTTATAATAAGGTTAAGTAATTGGGCAGCACCCATAAGGAGAAATAAAATATGGCAACAAGAATGCAACAGCGCAGAGGAACTGCAACGCAGTGGACTACTGCAAATCCAATTCTAGCAGCAGGAGAAATTGGATTCGAAAGCGGAACAAATAAGTTTAAGATTGGTGATGGAGTAAACACTTGGTCTGCTCTGACATATTATGCTTCTGCAGCCGAAATTGCTGCTCTTGTAGACGGTGCCCCAGATCTACTCAACACTCTTAATGAACTAGCAGCAGCCATCGGCGATGACGCCAACTTTGGTACTGCAATTGAAGCATCAATCAACACATCGGTAGACGAATCAACTGCTTTTGCTACAGCAGCAATTAATACACATGCTATAGACACAACAAATATTCATGGAATTGCTAATACAGCACTTCTAGCACTTAAGTCAGAAGTTTCAGATGTTGCAGCAGCAGCAACTCTTGAAGCATCAACTGCTCAATCCGCAGCAATTGCATCTGCAGCAGGTACAGCAGATACAAAAATTGGAGTACACAATTCAGATACAACAAATGTTCATGGTATTGCAGATACAGCAGTTCTTGCAACTGCAACAACAGTAGCAACTGCCAAGTCAGAAGCAATCGCAGCAGCAGCAACAGATGCAACAAACAAGGTTGCAACTGGTAAATCACAAGCAATAGCAGCAGCAGCAACAGCCTCAGAGTCTTACTCAGATGCTTCTATTACAACACATAACAATGACACTACTGCTGTTCATGGTATTGCAGACACATCACTTCTTGCTACAACTGCAGCAACTACAACAGCAATTTCAACAGCAGTAGCAGCACACGAAGCAGACACAACAAATGTTCATGGAATTGCTGACACAGCACTTCTAGCAACTAAGGTTTATGCTGATGGAAAGGCTTCAGATGCCCAGTCTGCAGCAACTTCTGCAGCAGCGACTGCAGCAGGATCAGCACTTTCAACACACAATTCAGCAACAACAAATGTTCATGGTATTGCAGATACAGCGCTTCTTGCAACTAAGACATATGCTGATAATGCAGCATCAACAGCAGTTGCAGCAGTAGTAGCATCAGCACCTGCAACACTAGATACTCTTAACGAAATTGCAATTGCTTTAACAGCAGATGAAGGAACAGCAGCAACTCTTGCTACTTTAGTTGGAACTAAAGCACCAATTGCTTCACCAACATTTACAGGAACTGTATCAGGTATTACAAAGAGCATGGTTGGTTTAGGATCAGTTGATAACACTGCAGATTCAGCAAAGCCAGTTTCTACAGCACAGCAAACAGCACTTGATGCCAAGGCACCTCTTGCTTCACCAGCACTAACTGGTACACCAACTGCTCCAACAGCATCTGCTGCAGATAATAGCACTAAAATTGCTACTACAGCATACGCAGATCGAGCAGCATCAAATGCAGCATCAGCATTAGTTGCATCAGCACCAGCAGCGCTTGACACTCTTAATGAGTTGGCATCAGCACTTGGTAACGATGCTTCATTCTCAACAACAATTACAAATTCTCTCGCTGCAAAAGCACCACTAGCATCACCAACCTTCACAGGAACAGTTTCAGGAATTACTAAGTCAATGGTTGGCTTGGATTCTGTAGATAATACTGCGGACACAGCAAAGCCAATTTCAACTGCTACACAAACAGCACTTGATCTTAAACTTGCTTCTGCAACTGCAGCATCAACATACGCACCACTTGCAGGCCCTACATTTACAGGAACTGTCTCAGGTATTACAAAGTCTATGGTAGGACTTGCAAATGTTGATAATACAGCAGATAGTGCAAAGCCAGTTTCAACTGCTACACAAACAGCACTTGATCTAAAACTTGCTTCAGCAACAGCAGCGTCAACATACGCACCGCTTGCCTCACCAGCACTTACTGGTGTTCCAACAGCACCTACAGCAGCAGTAGCAACTAACACTACACAGGTTGCAACAACAGCCTATGTTCGTGGAGAGGTTGCAGCACTTGTAGCGTCAGCACCAGCAGCACTTGATACTCTTAATGAGTTAGCAACTGCGCTTGGAAATGACGCATCATTCTCAACAACAGTAACAAACTCACTTGCTCTAAAGGCTCCACTTGCTTCACCTACATTTACTGGAACAGTAACAGTTGCAGCAGCAGGAGTAGCATTTACAGACGGTACACAGACAAAAGAAGGTGTAGCATCACGGACACCAATTGTTCAAAAGACAGCATCCTATACACTTTCAGCACTTACAGAAAGAGATTCATTAATTGAAGTTTCTTCTGCATCTGGTACAACAATTACAATCCCAACAAATACAGCAGTAGCGTATCCAATAGGAACATCTATTGATATTCTTCAAACTGGAGCAGGACAAGTAACTATTGCCCCAGTAGATGGAACAGTTACAGTTAACTCAACACCAGGTTTAAAACTTCGTACACAGTGGTCATCTGCAACTCTCTTTAAGAGAGCAGCAAATACATGGGTTGTCTTTGGCGACTTGACAGCGTAATACAAAATTCAATAAGAAAATAGGAGATTAATCATGGCAGCAGGTAAAAAGATCGGAAGAAAGGCACAAGCGTCAAATGACTTCTTGGAGCCAATGGCACCAACAGGTGTTACAGGAACAAACGTAGGAACAGGAAGAGCATTTAATAATGGTGCTGTATCTGTAGCGTTTTCCTTACCAGCACTTTCACCTGCTGCTACATCCTATACAGTAACTGCAAGTACAGGACAAACAGGAACAGGCTCAGCCTCTCCAATTATTGTAACTGGAATTGCATCAAATGCAACCCCAACATTCACAGTAGTAGCATCAAATGCTGCAGGAAATTCTGTAGCATCTTCAGCATCTGCTGCAGTAACTGTTACAACAGTTCCAGCAACACCTAGTGCTCCATCTGTATCATCACCTACTCCATCTGCTGGTGCTAACGTAGCAGGTACAACCACTGACAGCGTTTCTTGGACAGCACCAGATAATGGTGGTTCTGCAATTACCTCTTATACTTGGGCGTCTTCAGATGCTAAGGGTGGATCAACTGCTGGATTATCTGTTTCTGTAAACCAAGAAGGCGGAACATCTCAAACATACACAGTCTATGCAACTAATGCTAACGGCAACTCTGTGGTTTCAGCATCATCTGGATCAGTTACAACATTCTCATTTACACCATACTCATTTACGCCTTATGCGTTTACTCCGTATGCATTCACACCAGTTTACTCATTTACACCTTATGCGTTTACACCATATGCGTTTACTCCAGTGTATTCATTCACACCAGTTTATTCATTCGTGCCATACTCATTTGCACCGTATTCATTTACACCAGTGTACTCATTCGTACCATATTCATTTGCACCTTATTCATTTACTCCGTACGCATTTTCACCATATTCATTTACACCATATGCGTTTACACCATCTTACTCATTCGTACCTCTTAGATACTGTATTGATGAAGATACACAGATTCAAGTTATTGGAGTTACAGATTCTGTAGAATCTAAGGCAGCAAAAGATATTGTTGTCGGAGATAAGATCTGGTCTATTAACTGGAATGGTCTACTAGACGAATCAGTTGATCCATCAGCATCAACAGTATATCCAGAAATTCTAGACGGAATTGAAAGAGTTACTTCAGAAATTATTGCCATCGAACCATCAGTTAAAGAGAAGACACTATTCTTTAACGGTGACAAGGGTAAGAGATTTACTGAGGGAGAAAAGGTTCTCATTAAGAGAGACAACACTCACATCTTCCTTGAAGCAGAAAAGGTATTGACAACAGACTTTATCTTTGAAGCAACAGACAATGGCATGACAGAAACACCTGTAACAAGCGTAGAATATATCACAGAAACAAGAAATGTATTTAAGTTTAATGCATTCCCTGTAGATACAATCATCGCTGGTAACATGGTTGTCCACAACTCCAAGGTCTAAGAATTGCAAGGATTATCCACTAGTGGTATACTTGTATTATGAAAAAACATAATACTAATAATACCAACAAAATCACTTTTCTTCAAGCCTATCCACATCTAGTTGATGTTTTTCCATTGCCAGAACCAGGTACAAAAAATGTTCCACAATGGTATAAAGATCAGCCAAGTATTTCTGGACCAAACGAAGACACACCTCAAAATGGATCATTTAAGTTAACGGTAAAAAAGTGTCAAGCATTTTTTGATGCCATGTCTGTAGGATATATATTAAAAGTGCCAGTAGACATTTATGTAGATACAACGGATGGTAAATTTGAGGTACAATTGCCAGGGGAAATGCAAAGATTCCAACAAGAATTAATTGCACATCATTCTTCAGAGCAAATATCAAGGTTCCCAATGGATGCAGGGATTTATGTTAATCAAGTTTTTAGAATTCACCCTACATGGATGGTAAAGACTCCACCAGGATATAGCACACTATTTATGCAACCTATGCACCAACCTCCATCACCATTACAAGCAGTAGAAGCAATTATTGATACCGATGAATTCTTTTCAGATGGACATCTATCATTCTTTGTTAAGAAAAATTTCAAGGGAGTTATAAAGCAAGGAACTCCATTAGCACAGGTGTTTCCATTTAAGCGTGAAGATTGGTCCATGGAATTAGACAAGGAATGGGATCCAGAAAAAACAAATCTACAGCGCAGAGTTGTAAGATCAATGTTTCAAAATGGATATAGAGTAAAACACTGGCACAGAAAAGTCTTTAAGTAAGACTATTTACAAAAAACAATAACTATCAACTAACACTTTAGGTAGAGTTTTGCTTTTCATAAAACTCTGCTATACTTATAACTTATTCCGTTTTTGAAAGGACGATACACATTATGTCAGATTTTTTTAGTTTTAAACTTCCAGAGGATTTCGTAGAAAAATACAAGAACCAAGAAAGCCCATTTGGGTTTAAGGATGCAGCAGAAAATTCACTTGGAGAAATTACTTTTATTCGTACATATTCTCGCATGAAAGAAGATGGAACTAAAGAAAGATGGCATGAGGTTTGTCGTCGTGTAATCGAGGGTATGTATTCAGTTCAAAAAAATCATGCTAAAGAAAATCGTTTACCTTGGAATGACTACAAGGCTCAGAAGTCTGCACAAGAAGCATTTCAAAGAATGTTTGAATTGAAGTGGACACCACCAGGACGAGGTATGTGGGCATTTGGAACTCCTATGACTATGGAGAAGAAAAACTCAGCAGCACTACAAAACTGTGCAATGGTATCTACCAAAGACCTTGACAAGAATGATCCAGGAGCATTGTTTGCTTGGGTTATGGATGCATTGATGCTTGGTATTGGTGTAGGGTTTGATACAGTAGGACAGGATAAGCATTTCTCAATCTATGCTCCGACAGAACCCGAACAGGTGTTCGAAATCCCAGACACTCGTGAGGGATGGGTAGAGTCAGTTAGAATTCTAATCAACTCTTACCTCAGAGCAAACCAAAGTATTCAGAAATTTAACTATGATTTGATCAGACCCCTTGGGGCGCCCATAAAGGGCTTTGGAGGCGTTGCATCAGGGCCTGCACCTCTTATTAAGTTGCACGACCATATAGACCGTGTAATCGGCTCCAGAGCAGGTGAAACACTAGACTCTCGTGCTATCGTAGACCTTGTAAACCTCATTGGTACCTGTGTGGTATCAGGCAATGTTCGCAGGTCTGCAACTCTTGCTTTGGGTAATGCGGGGGATGAGACATTTATGAACCTAAAGAATTCAGAAATGTTCCCAGAGCGCAACTCATTTGATCCAGAAAATCCAGGGTGGGCATGGATGTCTAATAATTCTATTTCAGCAGAAGTAGGAACAAAGTACGAAGACTATGTAGATTTAGTTACAGAGAACGGAGAGCCAGGTTTTATATGGCTTGATGTTGCTCGTAATTATGGCAGACTAAAGGATGCGCCAGATGGAAAAGACTATCGTGTGATGGGCTTTAATCCATGTGCGGAGCAGCCATTAGAATCATATGAATTATGTACACTTGTAGAAGTGCACTTGAATCGTCATGAATCTAAGGAGGACTTCCTGCGTACCCTGAAGTTTGCATACCTATATGGAAAAACTGTAACACTTGTTCCAACACACTGGCCACAAACAAACGGTATCATGCAACGCAACCGTCGTATTGGTACATCACTTACTGGTATTGCATCATTTGCAGATCAAAAAGGTTTGCCAATTGTTCGTGAGTGGATGGATGAAGGATACAATAAGATTCGTCACTATGATCATCAGTACTCTGAGTGGCTATGTGTTCGTGAATCAATTCGTGTAACAACAGTTAAGCCATCAGGATCAGTTTCAATTCTTTCTGGTGCAACTCCTGGAGTTCACTGGGGACCTGGAGGAGAGTTCTTCCTTCGTGCCGTTCGTTTTGGAAACACAGATCCAATGATTCATTTATTCAAAGCAGCAGGGTACACAATTGAGGATGACGTAGTATCAGCAAACACATCAGTAGTTTACTTCCCAATTAAATCAGGTCATCCACGATCTGAAAAAGATGTAACATTATTTGAAAAGATTGCTCTTGCAGCAACTGCTCAAAAGTATTGGTCTGACAATGGAGTTTCTGTGACACTTTCATTTGACAAAGAAACAGAGTCAAAGCATATTGTTCCAGCACTTAATATGTACGAGGGACAATTAAAGGCTGTCTCATTCTTACCAATGGGAAACACAGTTTATCCACAACAGCCATACACAGGTATTACTGAAGAGCAATACGAGTCCTATATTGGCAAATTAAAACATATTGACTTTTCTGCAATTTACGACGGTGTAGATAATCTTGAGGCTCAAGGTGAATCATATTGCACTACAGACTACTGTGAAATTAAAATAAACAAGTAGCGTTCTGTGGTAAAATAGACTTACAATGTCTACCTCATCAAACCTATATGCAGAAAAGGTGTTTTCAGAACACCCAATTGCTTTGTGGGCATTAGATGATAAAGCAGACTATCTTTCTTTAATTACAGAGAGTCAAAGATCTTCTGCTAACTGGCAGAAAACAGATGGCGCTTTAGTAGAAAGAGCATTTCTAAAAACCTCTCCATTCCCAACCAGTATAACAAACACTCTTAATGCTAGAATTGGCAATGAGTCATTCAGCGAAATCGTATGCGTAACCGATGATATTATTAATTTTTCTGACATGAATAAGGATCTAAAAACATTTTCTATTGGAACATATTTTTACTCAGACACAGCAGCAATTTCTGGAATTCAGATTGGCTATGAATATTATGACACTTCTTCTGGAAAAATAATCCAGCACCTAAAATCTTTTCTATCTCCAGTAAGCAAGGAGTGGGCATTTATATCAGAAACCTTTGATGTACCAGATCAAAATACAACTATGAGAATTGTTATTAAAATAAACTACTTCTTTACAGATGATTTTGAAAATGAATATAACTTTAGTTTAAATGGTCTAAGCCTTGGACAATGGTCAGAAGAGTTTAACTCTACATCTTTGGGTGTTACTAAAGTTCCCGTACCACTTTTGCCAGGTAAATATGGAGTAGCAGCAGACTCTTATGGACTATCAAGTGATTACGGATACTACATTGTAAGCAACGGATCTCTTGTTGCAAAGAATACAGGAATACCTTTAGTCTACGGAGCAAGTGGAATAACAAAACTTGTTGATAATGGCGGAGATCCATGTTTGGTAATACCAGCAAAAGGCTTTTTACATGAAAGCGGAAAGTATAAAGACTATACATTTGAAATGTGGCTAAGGGTTACTAGTGACTCGATTGTCCCAAGAAAAATATTTGGCAAGGATACATCAGATGATGGTCTTTGGGTTGACGGAACCTCACTTATATTAAAAATTAATAACAACATTGCAACACACTATGTAGGTGAGTGGGGAAAACCTATGCTAATAGATATCGTGTATGGATCAAAAGGAGCAAGCCTGCTGCTCAATGGCGATGAGGTTTGCTCAATGACATTTGACGCATACGATTTAATTTTTCCAGAATCAGAAGACGATGAAACGCTGTGTTTTTATTCTTATGAAGATGTGTCTCCAGTAGAAATAGATGCGGTAGCAATATATTCATACAAAGTTCCACCCGTGGTTGCAAAAAGAAGATTTGTTTATGGTCAGGGAGTAGACTTTCCAGAAAATATAAATACGGCCTATAGTGGATCTTCTGTGTTTATTGATTATCAATATGCAGACTACACAAACAATTATATTTATCCAGACCTAGGTAAATGGAACCAAGGTGTTTTAAATAATCTAATTATTAAAAATAACAAACTATCTGTTCCTGATTACAAAGTTCCAGAACTTGTTGTAAACGGTGTAGAGGCAGTTGGTCTAACTAATTTTGTATTTTCTTCTGCATTTCAAACAGAAGCAGATAATTTTTTTACTTTTAAGCCAGCAGACTATTGGTCACACAATGGTTATTTAAAGTTTGATGGTTTTAATATATTACAAGAAGACTTAAAAGCCCTTTACGTTATTATAAAACCAACAGTGCTTCCATCTTTAGACGAAACCATTGTCCACATTGAGCAAGAAAATACATCAAACTATTTTTCAATAGTTATGAATGGATCAAATATAAAATACAATATTTTTTACAATGGAGAACTTGAGACTGTGTACACAATGCAACAGGTCCAGGTTGGAGAATTATTTCCCGTTGGATTAGATATTGAAAAGTTTGCAGATTTCTTTGGAAGAAACGTGTTGTCATTTTTTGGAAATAGGTCTTCTTTAAAACTGTATATAGGTGGAACAAAAGATTTTGCAAAAAGTTTTCATGGAAAAATATACAAAGTTGGACTTTGCAATGCAACAAACTTAGAACTAATCAAAACATTATTTAATGCAAAAGGTTGCTTTTTAGAATACGAAGATGTCTTTGACTTATATTATTCTAATCTGGACATTGACGCTGGAGAATATACTGGGACTGATCCAAATTTTTGGCAATACTTTCTAGATGGCGGTGCCCCAAACGGATACCCAGTTTATAGAATGATAAATCATATCGCAAGTTATACTCTCATTGTTAAAGAATATTTTAATAACTATTACTTTGATATTGCCGTTAGATCATCCTGGAAAGATTATCTTCCTTTGTCCTATTTGTCAGAATATGTAAAAGATATAAATAATGAAGATTATTATGACTTAGACTTTATTCAGTTTAACATTGACTATCCAGCACCGTCTAGATATCTAGAAGTTCCAGCAACTCCAGTTTCTTGGAAGTATGGTGTTCCAACTGTAGTCAATCCTGGACAGAGTAACGAAGAAACTATTCCTTCTCTTTCTGGAGAATACTCTTTCCCTATACAGAGAAACTATGATGCATTAGGAAATGAACTTTTTACTGGATATAACGACTATGAAGATTTAAAAAATAAAGTATCTAAAACTTACAAATTTGATACATCTGCTTCATACGTAAAGTCTTACATTAACTTTGAGTATATTTCTTCTGGTATAAATACTTCAGATTCATATTTTACAAAATTTGTACCAGCATCAACTGATGGAGTTGTCTCCCCAGAGTCTGATTGGATAAGAACAAAATATGAAGTTGTAGATAATATGGTTATCTATCCACCAGCAGAAGACACTTCAAAAATTGCAATGGTAACAAGGTTAGACTTTGAAATTGATGGAATCTTAACTCACGACATTAAAATAAAAACTTTAGAGTATTCTTCACAAGCATTTAATGAGTCATCTCCAAATCCAGTTGGAACAAGATTTGGAACACAGATATATCCTTATAGAAAATCAGGTTATTATTACAACTACAAGTCTAAGAACCCATTTACAATATATAAAAAGAGTAGTCCTTATTTGTTCTTAACTAGAAATAGTGGAATAACTCTTCGTGGTGATTTTAATTCAGCAGTAAGTCGTGGACTTTCAATTCCAATAAATCAAGGTCTTTCAAATAAGTATAGTGTTATAGCAATGCAAGCAGCGGTTCGTTTTGACCAAGATTTTTTCCCATATAGCCCGACACCAATATTTGAGGTAGAATCAAAAGACCAACATCTAAAATTCTTTATTGTTGCAAATAGTTCCGATGGAAAAAGAGGAACAGTTTATGCCATTAACTCTAAAACTGGACAATATGAAAATGGTATCTTGTTCTATCTTAATGGCAAGGTAGTTAAAGATCCAGTACTTACAGTTAAGGAATGGGCATTCTTAGGAATATCTTTTTCAAGAATATTAAATTTTGACAGTACTGCTGGAGCAATAAGAATAACTGGACCGTTAACATTTAATGTGATTTCGTATTACCAGCCAACAACTCTCCAGGAGATTCAACAGACATCATTTAGAAAGTGGTTTAGAGTTAAGTATGCAGGCGCCGAGACGCTAGATTGGGATTTTTGGACACCCGCATATCGCTGGGGAGGAATGTTAGTTCTTGCGACCAAGAGTTTCTATGGCGTAGATCCTGACATAATCTATAAGAGTTATACTGGAACTAATAAGATAATCATTGATACTGACAAAAAGGTTACCCTAAAAGGCTACGAATATAATTTTTATCAGGAAATATCATGGCAACAAAGCACCTCTACACCAGTATAATATGGTATACTTATGGTTATGAATCCAGAAAATCCAAAGAAAAAGCGTAAGCCATTACCTAAAATGAAGGGGCAGATTGGCGAGTCCCGTGCAAAAATTATTGAAAAGCACTATGAGTGGGGTTTGTATGTTTACAAAAAGTCTAATGGAAAATGGTTTACAGACGGAACTGGCTCTGTTTTAAACATTGAGTCAATGCGTGGAGACATTATGCAGATCTCAAAACTAAAAGAAGCAGCAAAACATTTCGGGGACGAAGGAGATGGAGAATGCATCTTCGTACCAGGATTAACTAGAATCTCAGAAGAAGAATACTCTGAGCAGAAGCAAAGACTAGCAGAAGGACTAATTCCTTCAATGAACGACCTTGGAGCAGTACAAGCAGCCAAGGACACTATTGCAAAGTATGGAAGTGATGACTAATGTCAGATAATTCAGAATATAGAATCCCAGCAAGAATCGATGAACTTGCACCAGCAGATGATACTTTTATTAAGCAAGATCCATTCAATAAGTCGTGGGATGATCTAAAAGTTTTTGAGGGACTAGAAAATAACTTTAAACGCAGAGCAAGCAGAATATCAAAGACAGAAGTAACACAAGCATACATTGACTCATCTAGAGCAGAAAGCACTGGAATTAATGGTGCAAGATCAAAAGAAATTAATCCAGGAACTATCTACAGAAATGGTTATGGTTTGTTCGATGTTATTACACCACCATGGAACCTTTATGAGTTAGCAAGTTATTACGATACATCATTTGCCAATCACGCAGCCATTGATGCCAAGGTAGAAAACATTGTTGGACTTGGTTATGACTTTGAGATTTCAGCAAGAACAATGTTAAAGTTAGAGTCATCTTCAGATAACGATGCAGTTGGCAGAGCAAGAAAAAGAATTGAAAGAGCAAAGATTGAAGTTAGAGATTGGTTAGAATCTTTAAACACAGAAGATTCATTTACATCTACAATGGAAAAAATCTTTACAGATCTTCAGTCTACTGGAAACGCATACCTAGAAGTTGGTAGAACCATTAAGGGCGAAATTGGATATGTCGGTCACATTCCATCAACAACAATTAGAATTAGAAGATTGCGTGATGGTTTTGTTCAGGTTATTGGAAACAAGGTTATTTATTTCCGTAATTTTGCAGCAACGAACCCAAACCCTCTTGGAACAGATCCAAGACCAAACGAGATTATTCACTTTAAGTCATACTCTCCACTAAACACATTCTACGGAGTTCCTGATATCTTAGCAGCAATAAACTCTTTGTATGGTGACTCACTTGCATCACAATACAACATTGATTTCTTTAGTAATAAGGCTGTCCCTAGATACGTTGTAACTCTTAAGGGTGCAAAGTTATCTTCAGAGGCAGAGGACAAGATGTTTAGATTCTTGCAGACAGGACTTAAAGGTCAAAATCATAGAACTCTATACATCCCATTGCCAGGAGATTCAGATGGCAATAAGGTTGAGTTCAAGATGGAACCGATTGAAAACGGAATTCAAGAAGGATCATTTAAAGAATATCGTAAGCAGAACCGTGATGACATTCTTGTTGCTCACCAGGTTCCATTGTCTAAACTTGGCGGGGGAGATTCATCAAACATTGCAGCAGCATTAGCACAGGATAGAACATTTAAGGAGCAGGTTTCAAGACCAGCACAGGATAAGTTAAGCAAGATGATCAATAAGATCATTCGTGAAAAGACAGATATTCTAGATTTCAAGTTCAACGAACTTACACTTACTGATGAAATTGCTCAGTCTCAGATCCTTGAGCGCTATGTTAAGAATCAAATTATGGTTCCTAATGAAGCAAGAACTATTCTTGGAATGCCACAAAGAGATGGTGGCGATGATCCAGTTGTTGCAAAGCCAGAGGCTGCAAATAATCCAGCAGATCGTCAAAGAGACGCCGAAAGAACCAACAATCAGTCAGATGGTTCTGCTACTATTGCTGGAAGAAATCCAAAAGGCGAAGGGCGATCATCTCAATAATTGAGATATGCTCAAAAAGGGGCATATAATATATACTACCATGACTATCTCTAAAGCCAACTGGAATTCCGAAGGTGACAATCTAAGGTTTTCTCTGCCTTTCAGTAAGGTGGATAAAGAACGTAGAACCGTATCAGGTTTTGCATCCCTTGACAACCTAGACAAGCAGATGGATATCGTTACAGCAGAAGCATCAATGGAAGCATTTGCAAAGTTTCGTGGAAATATTAGAGAAATGCACCAACCCTTAGCAGTTGGTAAAATGGTTAATTTTAAAGCAGAAAAATACTTTGATCCAGAATCAAAAAAGTTTTTTAGTGGTGTGTATGTATCTGCATATGTTTCAAAAGGCGCACAAGATACTTGGGAAAAAGTTCTAGATGGAACTCTTACTGGTTTTTCAATTGGCGGAAGAATGAACAAATGGGACGACGGTTATGACGAAAAGTCAGATACACCAATTAGAATTATTAAAGAATATGATTTAGTTGAGTTGAGTCTTGTAGATTCCCCAGCAAATCAGTTTGCAAATATTATGTCCGTAGAAAAGGTTGATGGTGTAAATATGGTTAAAGGCGACAACACAATAATTGAAAATGTTTTTTGGGATACAGAATCTGGAATTGTAACAGTTTCAGAAAATGAATCAGAGAATAGCCCAATCTCTGGTGAACCAATGAAAAATATAGGGTTCGTTGAAAAAACGGATAATGAAAAAACAACAATGATAAAATTCTTAGTTGATAGTGCTAAAGGCATTAATACTTCTAAGATTAACAAGGAGGTAAAACCTATGACAGAAAATACAGAAATCGTTGCAGAAGTTATTACAACAGAAGCACCAGTAGAAGTAGCAAAGTCAGAGGTCGCTCTAAAGGCAGATGCAAAGACAGAAGAAGTTGTAAAGGCTTCAACATGTCCAGATTGCGGAATGTCTATGGACGCATGTAAGTGCGATTCAAAGTCTGATGCAGAAACAGAAAAGGCTGCAAAGCCAAAACCTGACGAAGCAGAATCCGCAGCAGAGGCTGCTGCTGAAACTCCAGCAGATGAAGAAGCAGAGGCTAAGAAAAAGCCTATGCTCCCTAAGTCAGATGAAGTAATTGAAGGATCAGTCACAAAAACAAATGACGATCTTGAAAAAGCCTTTAGCGATCTAGTATTAACAGTTAAATCTTTGCAGGCAGAAGTAGAAATGCTTAAGTCTTCAAAAGTTGACGTTGAAGTAGTAAAAGAATCATTCACAGAGGTAGCAAAAGATATTGCTGCAGCAAAGAATGAATTTGATAGATTTGGAAAGAGAGTTGAAGCGGTGGAAGCCGATACTGCTTTCCGAAAGTCTGGCGATCTCGGCGAGATTGTACAGGATCAACCTGAAATGGTTGAAAAATCCCTATGGGGCGGTAGTTTCCTCAAAACAGCCGATCTATTAAGTTAGAAAATCACAGGAGGTGACAATATGTCGGAACAAAATATAGAAAAGAACCAGCCAGGTACTTCAGGTAACCTAGGCGGAACTGCACCAGGACTCTATCAGGGTCAGGGCGCATTCGCATCTGGATCAGATGCAGGTTCAAACGTACCAGGTAACTATACCGATGGTGGAGTTTTGGGTAATATCCCAGCAGCACTATCAGGAGTTAACACTGGACCAAACGCAGTAAATCCTTCAGGTGAGGCTGGCAGCGGAATTCTCCGCCCAGAGCAAGCACGTCGTTTTATCGACTACGTGTGGGATGCTACAATCCTCGCCAAAGATGGCCGTCGCGTTACTATGAGAGCCAATACAATGGAACTCGAAAAGGTAAACGTCGGAGAGCGTGTAATTCGTGCAGCAGCGCAAGCAGTTGGCGATTACACAAACGCAGGTGCAACATTCTCAAAGGTTGAATTGACTACAAAGAAGATTCGTCTTGACTGGGAAGTATCTTCAGAATCACTAGAAGATAATATCGAAGGTGCAGCACTAGAAGATCACATTGTACGCTTGATGACAAACGCTTTCGGTAATGATATCGAAGACCTTGCAATCAACGGCGATGGAGCAACTGGTTCATTCCTTTCAATTATGGATGGATTCGTAAACCGTGTAAAGACAGAAGGAGATGCTCACGAAGCAGTTGTTACAGTTGCTAACGGAGGATGGACTCCAGAAGTTATGCAGAAGGTTATTCTTGCAATGCCACGAAAGTATCGTGCACTCAAGAACAACCTAAAGTTCTACGCTGGTACAGATGTTTTCCAAGGTATCGTTAAGAATAACGGTACACTTGCTGATGCAATTGCAGAAGCATTTGGTTCACACGCAGGTGCTGCTGGAACTCCAGCAATGCGCCAATCATACCTAGACGGTAATGATCAGACATTCGGTGGAGCACGTACAACACGTGTTCTAGGAATTGACGTACAAGAAGTTCCATACTACCCTGCAGGATATGTCGATTTGACATTCCCACAGAACCGTGTATGGGGATTCCAGCGTGACATCACTGTAAACCGTGAATACAAGCCAAAGAAGGACACTGTAGAATATACAGTCTTCGTTCGCTTCGGTATTCAATGGGAAGAGCAGGATGCAATCGCATGGGCTGACGCTGCAGCAGATGCATAATGTGTAAACAGTAAAAATTAGGGGGAGTAGGAGTTAACGCTCTTACTCCCCTTTATAATTTATAATGATATAATACTAACAAGGAGGAATCATGGAAAATATGAATAATAATCCAATTGAAGAAGAAGCAGCACATGAAGCACCAGTTTTTGAGACACCAGTTGTTGAGCATTCTGTTGTAGAGGCACCAGTTGTCGAGCATGTTGTAGAGAATTCAGTTGTTGAAGAGGCTGTTCAAGCAGTCGTTGAAGCACCTGCATATCAGGCACCTGAAGAAGTTCAGGCACTTGGATCAGTAGCAGACGGAGTCATTGGTGCTACTACAGCAGTCAAGGCTACCCCAAGAAAGAAAAGCGCAAAGCCAGAAGAAAAGAAAGAAACAGTTGCTCTTTACTCAACAAAGAATGTTACATGGTCAGAGGTAGGCAAGGTTTACCGTGGCTATAATATTGTTGATAAGGATGCAGCAGAAAAGTGGCTAACTCGTTCGCACATTCGCATAGCAACCCCAGAAGAAGTTGCCAAGGAATTCGGTAAGTAATTCATGGAGATATTGAGAGTTCCGCCATACGAAACAATTGCAGTAAACTTTGTTGTTCCTTCAGGTTACAACGATGTAGACATTTATGCAAGAGTTACGGATATGGCGGATCTTTCAATACAAGAAGTAGAATTTTTAGATTCATCTACAGGAGATGATTTAGAGATTTCTCTTCCTGGCAGATATGACAATAATTACAGAGTAGAACTTTTTAAAATTGTTAGCGAGACAGAAGTTTTAATTTACGAAGAGTTTTATGAATTAATCAGGCCATACGTAGATCCAAATATATTGGGAACAACAGCATCGGAAATTGCTGAATACACAACATTAGAGTTAGTTGCAAGATCAATTATTGACACATTTGTAGTCGAAGGATTTTATAACAAAAAGATAACAGTCGTTGGCACAGGTAATGGATCAGACTATTTTCCTTTGTGGAACAGGGCCTACAAGATATTTAAAGTGTATGAGAATAACGAACTTGTCTATGACAGATCGACTCCAGATACAAACAAATACAATTACTTAATAACATCAGACAAGACTGCAATACAAAAGGTTTATGACGGACAACTAAATAGGTATGAGTCAACAGGACCAAACCTTATTTCTGGAAGAGGAGATCTTGGATACTATGGATACAGTGCATCTGGATTTCCTACAAACTATGACTACACAATCGTTCTTGATCAGGGATACTTAACCGTTCCTGCAGACATCAAATACGCTTCAAAACTTTTAATTGAAGATTTAAAGTGTGGCAAGTTAGACTATTACAAAAGATATGTAACTGCATACAATACAGATCAGTTTAGGATTCAGTTTGACAAAACAATGTTTAATGGTACTGGCAACTTCTTGGTAGATAAGATACTGAAGAAGTATGTTAAGAATATTACCAGGCCAGGGATAATTTAATGATATGCGAAGAGCCAGACTTTATCTTTCCAATGCAGGCGGATGTATATTATCCAATTGTTGATCAAGGTGTTTATGGAAATGTTAAAAAGAGTTGGGTTCTAGATAAGACTATTGCTGCTAACTTTAATGCTGTTGGCCGTAAGGGTGTAGAAGAATTTACACCTAATGTAAATATTACACAAAAAAGTAATTTAATTGGTAGAGTAAAAACAGACATAAGAATATCAAGTTTAGATGCACAAAACTCAGTAACAAATATTCTTATAACTAATATTCGTGATAAAAACTGTAATTATATATACACAGAAACAGCAGGACCAAGAGCAGGAAAGTCTACAATTTTTGAAATTGCAACACAGGAACCATTTGTAGGACCATTTGGCGGTATTGAATATTATAATCTTGTTATACGCAGATCTGAAAACCAGGCGGTAGATGTATGATTAAAATAAGAATGGATAGCCAACAGTTTCGCAAAGAGATGGATAACATTATGGAATACTCTCTAGGATTTGTTGATGGAGTTCAAGTTGGAAAACATGCCTTTTTTAGAAATCTTGGCCCACTTGTTGAAGAAGAAGCATCACAGTTTATTGATGCAAACGCAAGAGTAAGTTATCAAACATTGCATCATGTTTATGAATGGGGTCAATCAGGAAGTTCTTCAGCAAGGTTATTTGATATTAAGTTTGCTGTTAGCAACCTTGGCCTATCTTTTATTTCAGAGTTTAAACAATCAAAAACTATTCAAAATGGATCAAAGGTTCCTTTTGAGAATAAAGCAAAGATTATGGAACTTGGTCAACCAGTTATCATCCAGCCAGTTCATGGAGAAACCTTAAGGTTTGAAGTAGGTGGGCAAGTTGTATATACTAAGAAACCAGTACTTGTAGAAAACCCTGGGGGTAATACAAAAGGACAATTTGAAAATGTTTGGGACATGTTTTTTAGCAAATATTTTACTCAAGCATTTTTAAGATCAAGTGGAATTTCTGAACATTTTTCTAACCCAACTGTTTACAAGAGAAACTTGGCTGCTGGTAAAAGGGGTGGTAGATCAACGGGAATGTCTGTTGGATCTCGATGGGTAGCAAATGGAGGTACAGCATAATGTCAACATCAACACTAAACACACCAGGGCTATGGGTGAATAAGTATCTTCAAGAAAAGATATATGGAGGCACAAAAATGGCAATGCCATTTTTTCCAACAGCACCAAACACAATCGATGACTTAACAGAGCAGTGGGTAGTTATAAATGATGAAAAACTGCCCTATCAAGGAGTTGTAGCCGTCTATGACCGACTAATAAGAATGAGAAGATCTCCTTTCCCACACATCAAATGTGAACAACTTTTATATTACTTTTATGCAACTCAGAATGGTGTTACAGAGAGCATGATTCAGATACAAGAGGCTGTTTTAAGGCTCATGGACCGTGGTGACGAATCAGCCCAAGATATAAATGCCTGGGCAAAAGGCAAGTCGTTTAATGGCATGACCTGTAAGTTCTACTTCCATAACTTTAAGATATACCAACTAGAGGAAGTCAGAGACATTATTGACTTTGGAACAGCCCGAACCTTTGGCGGTAACAAGATAATCATTGACTACGACTATCACCAGATGCAAGATGTCATTGATTCTATAGTCCCCTAAAAAGGGATGATATAATTATCATGAGGAAACAAGCCCTTTAATCTATAAAGAAAAAAGAGGTGAAATACATGGCATATACACGTGGTAGTTCTAACGATATTATCGTTGGAGCAGCAGCACTCTTCACATACGAAGCAGGCGCACTTGCAGACGCAGATCGACCAGCGTTCGTGGCAGGAACATCATACAAGGATACTCTCCAAGGTGATGCAGACTTCCGTAACGTTGGATATACAATGAATGGTTTGGAAATTCAATTCCAGCCAGATTTCGGTGAAGTAAAGGTTGATCAGATTCTTGACGTTGCTAAGTTATTTAAACAAGGCATGCAGGTTTCATTAAAGACTACATTCGCAGAATCAACACTAGAAAATCTTTTATTTGCACTAGCAGGTAAGGATTCAGACCTAGCAACAGTTGCATCAAATCCAACACTAAACATGTCGGCAGGCGATATTGGCGATGTGCCAGTAGAGCGTGGCTTGATTGCAGTTGGACCAGGAACTGGAGACGCAAACGAGAATATCGAGCGTGTCTACGTTGCATACCGTGCACTTTCAATTGAGAGCGTATCAGTATCAGCAAAGCGTGACGAAGCGACAATGTTCGAAGTATCATTCCGTCTTCTTCCAAACGACAATGGGTCATACGGTAAGATCGTAGACCGCACAGTCAGCGCATAATACAACTAAATATATGAGAGGCTCAATCCTTCGGGGTTGGGCCTTTCTGTTTGGTATACTTATATAATGGCTACAGAAATATACAATACTGGAATTATTTATTTGATTGACGGAACTGAGTTAGAAATATCTCCTCTTAAGATTAAATATCTAAGAAAGTTTATGGATGACTTTGAAGGTGTCCGATCAGCAAAAGGTGACATCGAGGCTATATCTGCTCTTGCCATTTGTGGAATGAACTGTATGAAGCAATATATGCCAAAGATTTCAAAATCAATTGAAGACTTTGAAGATGCAATAGATTTAAAAAACATATATAGATTGCTAGACTATGCTGCAGGAATCAAAGTAGATGAAAAGTCTGACGAGGGAGTAAAGGATCAAGCAGTTAAATCTGGAGCAACATGGGAAGACCTTGATTTGGCAAAACTGGAATCGGAAGTTTTTTTGCTGGGTATTTGGAAAGACTTTGATGAACTAGAAAGATCTTTATCAATGCAAGAAATAACTGCAATCTTAAATATAAAAAGAGATGAAGACTATGCTACAAAAAGATTTATGGCAGCAATGCAAGGTGTAGATTTAGATAAAAATGCTAATAAAAGTAATGCTTGGGAAGATATGAAGGCTAGAGTTTTTAGTCGTGGACAAGCAACTGATGCAAAAGATATTCTTGCCCTTCAAGGTCAGAATGCAGAAAGTGCTGGATTTGGTATTGGAATGGGCCTAGATTACGAAAAAATAGATTAAAATAAGCCCATCGTTATGGTATAATTAATTAACAAACCTATTGGAGGAAAGAATGTCAGAATCAACAACCAAGAAGATAACTCTCATTGATGGTACAACCATTGATGTTAGACCGCTAAAGATTTCTTTGCTTAAGCCTTTTATGAAGAGATTCCAAGAACTTTCAGACGTATCAGACAACAACGATGAGTCAATGAATGTTCTTTTAGATTGTGTAGAAATTGCATTTAAGCAGTATGTAAAGGAAGAAGTTACTCGTGAGGCGCTAGAAGATAATATCGACTTGCCAACAGTATACGCAGTAATCGATGCAGCATCTGGTATTCAACTTACAGATCCTACAGCATTGCTTACATCAAAATAATAAAAAAATGAATAGGGGTGTCATGAATAGTGTCTGATGTAAATGCTAATATTGGTATACATTTTGACACTAGTGATGCTCTCGCTCAACTAAGAAGGCTTCAGGCTGGACTTAGCAAATTCAATCAAGCCTTAACAGAAGGCAATGTTGCTGCTGCAAATGCACAAAAGGGTTTAAACTCACAACTTATTCAGTCTATTAATGCTACTGGAAAGTTTGTGGCATCACAAAAGACAATTGCTACGAGCACTACAGCATTTACCGATGCCCTAGAAAAAAATAAATTAAGTATGGGGCAGTACCTTAGATATACTGCTGCTGCTGCTACTATAAATAGCAAAACTTTAAAAGGACTTTTTGCACAAGAAAAAGATGTTTTAAATAGAGCAATGAAAGATAGAGTTAAAACTCTACAAACTCAATATGTTCAACTAACAAATGCTAATGGAGAACTTGTAAAGGTTCTTCAAGTTGTTCCAAAACACCTACAGATGGTCAATGGTCAGTATGCTGACTATGCAACAAGAACACAGATGGCTGCCCAGAGACAGCAGTTCCTTAATCAACTTCTTAAGCAAGGCTCAACTCAACTCTTAAACTTTGGTAAGAATACTCAGTGGGCAGGCCGTCAGTTAATGGTTGGTTTGACCATTCCTCTATCAATTCTTGGTTCCACAGCAGCCAAGGTATTTAGAGAAATGGAACAAGCAACAGTTGCATTCTCAAGAGTTTATGGAGATATGACAACAAGCATTGGAGATACTGATAAGGCTATTGAAGATATTAAGTTGCTTGGAAAAGAGTTTACAAAATTTGGAATTGCTGTTAAAGATACCATGGATATGGCAGCCAAGGCTGCAGCAATGGGTCTTACAGGCGGAGATCTAGTTGCACAAGTTACACAGGCAACAAGACTTTCTGTGCTTGGCCAAGTAGATCAACAGCAAGCACTTTTGACAACTATTTCTCTTCAAAATGTTTTTGGTATATCTGCAGATGAATTAGCAAAAAAGATTAACTATCTTAACGCCGTAGAAAACCAAACCGTTTTATCTATTGAAGATTTAACAACAGCAATTCCAAAGGCTGGTCCAGTTGTAAAGCAACTTGGTGGATCTGTAGAAGATCTTGCATTCTTTATGACTGCAATGAAAGAAGGTGGAATCAACGCTTCAGAAGGTGCTAATGCACTTAAGTCTGGTCTTGCATCTTTAATTAATCCATCTAAAAAAGCAAGTGAAATGCTTGCAGGATTTGGCATTAATGTTAAAGGAATTGTAGAAGCAAATGCTGGAAACTTAAAAAATACTGTTATTGGTTTTGCAAGAGCGCTAGATACACTTGATCCTCTTAACCGTGCAAGAGCAATTGAACAAATGTTTGGCAAATTCCAGTTTGCCCGTTTGTCAACACTATTTCAAAATGTTACAAAAGATGCTGGTCAAGCAGGAAAAGCACTTGCACTTGCAGGAGCATCTGTTGAAGAACTAGCAATTCTTTCTGAGCGAGAACTTGGTAAAGTAGAAAATGCTGTTGGAGTAAAATTCCAGAAACAACTTGAAAACTTAAAGATACAACTTATGCCAATTGGAAAAGCCTTTTTACAAGCAATAACCCCAGTTGTTCAATTTGCTACTAAAATTTTAGAAAGGTTTAATAATCTTAGTGATGGAACAAAGAAATTTGTTGTTGGATTTATTGGAGTTATTGGTGGAATTGCACCAATTCTTTTGATGACTGTTGGTCTTGTTGCTAACGGTGTTGCAAACCTTATCAAATTCTTTGCTATGCTTCGTGGCGGAGTTGCAAAACTTAATGGTCAAAATAATGTTTTGGGTGGAGGGTTTGATTATTTAACTCAGGCAGAAACAGAAAACCTAGCGCAAACTCAAGCACTCCATGTATCACACACTGATTTAATATCAACATTTAATGTTGAAAAAACATCTGTAGAACTTCTAGCAGCAGCATATCAGAATGCAGCATCACAGGCTAGAGCCCTTGCATCTGGTTCACCAGGATTATTTAATACTGTGCCAGGACCAAAGGGTGCAGTATCTGGTTTACCAAAGTTTGCAGATGGAAAAGTTCCAGGTAATGAATCTGCAGGAGATAGTATTCTTGCACTAGTTGCACCAGGAGAAACTATTGTTCCATCAGCACAGTCAAAGAAATATGGACCGTTACTAAAGGCAATAATGGGAGATGCTCTTCCAGGTTTTAAAACGGGCAGGTATAGAGAAAGCGCAAGTCAAGCAGACAAAACTTATAGCGCTGGACAGGCTGCTGGAGATTCGACTACTCAAGACTATATAGAAAACGAACTTGGAAGAATTAGACAGTTAAGCAAGAATGCTTTAATAAAATATGCTGATGCAACTGGAAAAGATGTATCAGATACTTCATCTAAAGCCTTAGAAGAAATTCGTGACTCAATTATTTCTGACTTTAAAACAATTATTACAGAAGTTAAAACAGCGACTGGCAAAGTAACTGAAGAAACGATTGCAGAAATTGGAAAGAAGTTTGATCCAGCAAAAGGTTCAAGTAGAATGGGAGCCTACCATCCAAAGTTTGATCAACTACAAAGACAAGAGTTTTCGCATGTTGGACAAACCAAGAAGGTTGATGCAAGTGAAGGTGATGGATTAAGGTTAAGTCCAGAGGCTAGAAATCAAGTAGAACTTATTAAAAAATTCTATGGCGATGGTGGTGGCAGTGGGGATGGTACTATGCCAGAACTTAAAGTTGCAGATGCTCATGGATTTATGCTACAAGGAAAATTAAATAATGCAATGTCAACTAGAGGAAAGTCTCAGTCTTATGAGGCTAAGAATGGAGCAGGAAGTTTAGGAAGAGATTTCCAGGCAGATTTTGAAAAGACTGGCGCAGGAAAATGGCGAGCCATGACTGAAATGATGGGTGGAGATTTTGATAAACTAAAAGGACAAGCAGAGACCTATGATAATTTATTATTAGAAAAACTAAAACAATGGAATGCAGATAATGCTAATAAAAAAGTACCAGAAATTTTTAATGATGCTACATTTAAATCACTTGAATCTCAAGTAACAGCAGATATGCAAAGACTTGCGCCAGAATTTGCGGGAATAGTGGATCAAGCAAAACAAAGTATTACAGCAATAAGAATAAGCCTTGGACAAGACTTTGATGAAATAAATGCAATGCTTAAGGCAAATGGCGCTGGAAGCCTTGGAACAAATCCAAACAATGCAAAGATACTTAATCATGAAGCAAGACCAGAAGATCCTAAATTGCTAGGAACAATGGCTCCAGAAGGTATTGCAAATCAGGTTGATGCAGACCTCACTGCAGCCGAACTAAAAGCAGAAACAAAGTCACCATCAAAAAGAACTCAAAGACTTGGTAAAGATATTGCTGATGGTCTTGCTCTTGGCTTAGCAGACGGCAAGGATGGAGTTAAGGCTCAGTCATCACAACTTACCGATGCAGCACTCCCAACAGCAGCAGAAACACAAGCAAAAGTTGACAAGATGGATCTTACAAATAAAGCATTCTACGATGACATCAATACTCCAGAAATGCGTGACCAAAGACAAGTGCTTAAGTCTCAAGATAGACAAAGAAGAAAACTTGGGGCTACAACAACAGTAGACTCTGTGTCAGAAACTCCAGTCACATCTCAAACCTCATCATTAATAATTGCTTCAACAAAAAGAACTGAAACAGCAGCAGACCAGTTAGCAGTTAAAACTGAAGAAGCAGTTGCAGCAGAAACTCAAGTAGTTCAGCAAATTAGAGATGAGAGTAAGTCTAGGGTTACAATAAAAGGTAATACAGTAAATATTGGTAAGGCTCGTGAAGAAGCAGACAAGGCTGAAAACGAAGCAGCAATCACTAGAGCACGAGCAGCAGCACTTGAAAATGAACAAGCAAAACAAAAACGTACTGGATCACCAACTACTATTACAGATGAACAAGTTCTTGCTGCTAAAGAAAAGGCTAATGCTGCAGAATTAGAGTATGCAAAAGTAAGACAACAATTGGCAGAGCAAGGAATTACTGCAGCACAACCAGGCAAGACACAAGAACAAATAATTCAAGATCCAGTAAAGACTCCAGCAAAAATTAAAAAAGAGCAAGAACTTATTGCAAATGGAACTGTAGAGCAAGGTGACGGACTAAGAAGAATTGTTGATGGAACAAATGATACAGCAGACTCAACACTATTGGTTGCAGATCAGACAGATGAACTTGCAACAGTCACTGGGGATATTATTCCAGCACAAACAGACAACTTAGATAATGTAGTTACAACAGCAACTCTAAATGATGCAATTGTAGGAACTACTGGAGACATTCATGATTCTACAATAGATACAGCAATGTCTCAAGAAGAAATAGTTAAACTACAAGAACAAGAAAAGTTTTTAAGAGAGCAAATGAATGGACAACTGGCGCAGCAAAATGCTGCTCTTGCAGCAGGCAGTGATTTTAGCCAAACAGGTAAAAAGAGATACACTAAAGATCAAGCCCTACTTGAAGCCTATGGTGATGGAACTCCAGAAAACCCAGGGTACACACAAGACAAAAATGGACACATACTATTTGATCCAGAGTTAGATGCAAATGGCAAAAAACAACCAACAACTATGACTGAAAGACAGATTAAAAAGAAGAAGCGTGGCATGCGTAGAGAAAAGGTTGGCAAGTATTCTGGTAAAGCAACTGGAGCACTAGGAGCAGCCACAATGGTTGCAGGCATGGTAGGAGCACCACCACAAGTTACAGCAGCACTAGGAGCAGCAACTACTGTTGCACAGTTTGCACCTATGCTTGCAGGCATGGGTCCAGTAGGTTGGGCTGCAGCAGGAATTATGGCAGTTGGTGCTGGAGCATATATGCTTAACAAGCACTTTAATGACATGGCTGCAGCAGCAGGAAAATTTGCAATTCAAACATCTGCTACTAGAGAAAGCATGAAGAAGATGGGAGAGATGACTGGTAAAGTTGGTGCCTCTCAAATTATGGATAGAAGACGACAGGGTTCTCAGTATAAAAAGTATAATGAAGACTTTAAAAGTCAAGATCCATTTGGCAAAAAGTTTCTGGGTTCAGATCTTGGAAAAGATACAAAGAAAATATTTAAAGAAAATATGGCAAAGTTTGGAGAAACAAAAGCAGTAGATGATCTTGCATTAAAGTTAGCAACACAAGTAGCCGATGGTGTATTAACTGGAGATCAAGCAGATAGCATTGCTCAAGCCCTGGGAATATCATTAGGAAAACAAAGTATTTCACTACAAGTGATTGGAGAAATGAAAACTCTTATTGGTCCAAACGGAGAAAACCTTAAGAAGGAACCAGTTAAAGCAAGACTTATGTTATTAGCAAATGCAAGAGCAAGAAGCAACAAAGCCCTAGCCAACTCCGAAAAGAAAGATACATCTTTTACACAACAAAGAAAAGATATTGCTGCTGCTGCAGCATATAATATGAATAATCTTGAAATGGCATCTATGCTGGCAGATCAAGTAGCACTTGAATATGAAACACAAAAGAAAAAACTAGAAACAGAAATAGCATCTACTGCAAACTTGCAGAAAAAATTAGATTTACAAAAAGAACTTGATATATTAGTCAAAGCAGCACCAGCCAATGAACAGGCAATGAACACTGCCATATTAAATCAAATAATAGCAGGGGAAGCAGATTTTAAGAAAAACTATAGTAGCCTCTCAATTGGTTCTGGATCTCAAAAAGAAGATGCATTTTTTGATTCATCAAGAGCAGTTGTTCAAAATACATACAAGGGCACTAATCAAGAAAAGGCTTCAGAGAAATTTTTAAATAAAACAGAAGCATTTACTGATCTTGGAAAGACAGATAAAAACGGTGTCTTTAAGTCAAATGGTCTTACTGGACAATTCCAAGCACAGCAACTTCAGGCAAAAATGGAACTTCTTGTTGGAGGAAAAATTCTTTCACCAGAAGACGCAAACTCAATGATTGATCTTTTTGGATCAAATCTTGGAGAGTTGTCACAAGTACTAAATCTGTCAATTTTAGAACATGGAACTGGAAAAACAAAAGAATTATTTAATATGTTTACAGAGTTTAAAAATAAAAAATTAGGCTCATCTCTTGTTCAGTATATTGTTTTAAATAAAAAAGATCCAGCACAATTTGACGCTACAATGGAAGCCTTAGCCAAAATAAAAGGTTTAGACGGAATAACTATTGACATGGAACTTTTGTTAAAGGGTGGAGGACCAGTATTAGAAGAAATAAAGAAAAGAGTTGAGGCTGTTGAAAAAATAAAGACAGACCTAGAAAAACAAGATAAACAAGATAAACAAGATAAAAAGAAACCAAAGAGTAAAGAAGAAGAATCAAAAGACATATTAGAAAAAGCAAAGAGTAGCGATATTGCATCAGCACCAGCAATTGAGGCCCTGCAAGCAGACGGTGAAAAAATGGCAATATTTCAAAAAATGTCACGAGAAAGACAAATAGAGTGGATTCAATCTTTAGCAATTACATATGCACAACAAAACAGTCTAACAGCAGATCAGATTAAAGCCCAAAAAGAGGCTTGGGTCCTTCAGCAAATGCAAATTGGAGATGACACAAGATTACTAGTTGATGGATCCGCTGCTTACGTTAAAGCAGCAGACAAATTACGTGAACTATATGATAAAAAGGGACCAGGAGAAAGAGCACTAGATTTAAATATTCTTTATGCTGATCCAAAAAATGATCCTAAAAATATGAAGACGGACACCACCATCACAAAAGATAGAGACACAACTTACGACGATATCCTAAAGCGTCTTAGAAACGTACGTAACGCCGCAATCGATGCCTCCCTTGGATTTAAGGAACTTCAAAGAGCCATTGCAGCAACAGGAAGCAAGGCTGTTGGAAATAAGTTTAAGGGTCTTGAGCAACAGTTAATTAAGATGGGTCAGACTAGCCAGTTTACAGACTACCTTGCTGGCCTTGATACAAAAGACTTAAAGAAATTTGCCTATACAGCAACTGCTGCTGATGTAAAAAAGAAAAAGGGTAAGCAAAAATATACTCAGGTAGATCCTGAAACTGGAAAGATGGTTACAAAGTACCAGGAGTTTAAAGCAGGAGATACTGTTCTTACTCAAGCGGGTAGAGATATGGAGCAGGGATACAAGAAGGCTATTATTGGAGACTACAATAAGGAACAACTTAAGTCTGTAACACTAGCACAGCAGGAGATTGCAGCAAGAGGAAAACTTTTAGCACTAGGATATGATGAACTAGATATTCAGACAATGCTTGCAGATGAAAATTATAAGACACTTATTGCTACAGGCAAGGTGGCAAAAGCAGAATTAGAAGTTAATGCTTCACTCACAAAGCAAGTAAGAATTAGAAATCAAATAAATGGGGCAGTTGCTGGTCAAAAGGATTTGCAAAAAGTAACGGCTAATCAAAAGAGAATTCCAGAAGTTGTTGCAATGATGCAACAGGCAGGAATGGATGCACAAGGTATTAGAGAAGCAATATCAGATCCAGCAATGCTAGATACATTAATTAATGGTATGGATAATTTTGCTACTCTTGCAAAAGACGCTCAAGATGAATTTAACCATTTGCTTTCACAAATTGATGAAATACCAGAAAGAAAAATTATTGAGATTATGTTTACTCAATCAAAAGAAGAGATAGCAATTAACGCAGCAAATGCTGCAGCAGAAATGTTCGATGCCTACAAACAAATTGAAGAAAACTCTTTAAAGAACGAACAGGGAAATACTTTTGCTGGTCTTCAGGTTATGATAGAAAGTCTAAATAATGACTCCAAGATTGCACAAGATGCTATTAATGCAACTCAATCCAAAATTGATGATATGCAAAAATCAGTTGAGGCAGATCAAAGAAAAATTGAGCAAGACTTTACTAGACCAATTGAAAAGAAACAAAGAGATATAGATAAGTTAACAAGAAGTGCTGAACTTAACTTTACTAGACCAATCCAAGCGCTACAAGAAAGATCTGCAGTACTCTCTCATGACTTAGATGTCATGAACAAGGCTGCAGAAGCAATCAATGAAAAATATGATAAGCAACAAGAAGCATTAACAAAAGTTTCTGAAATTAATCAGCAGATTATTAGCCAACAGCAACAGCAACTTGGCTTGGCAGATGCCCTTTCACAAGGAGATATTTCAGGAGCAGCAAAAGCAATTCAAGATATGCGAGCCTCAAATGCAGCAAACTATGCAACCAGCGCACAAGATGCTTTACAAAAAGCAAGAGAGAATGAGGTTGGTAGTCTTCGTGGAGGAGTCAGCGGTTTATCTCAGAAAGATATTGCAGCAGAGCAATATGATATTAGTCAAAAAACTTACAACCTAGAACTTCAAAAGGCTGCAGTAGATAAACAAATTCTTGCAATACAAGACTCCATATATACTCTAGAACAAAATAAACAAATAGCACTTGATGCAATTCAAGTTAAAACAGATGCAATTGCTGCAATCACATTTGGCACTCTGTTAACTCAACAAAACGATCTTAAGGCAATTCAAGATAAGATTCTTCCACTGCAAACACAAAGTGACCTACTATTTAAACAGATCGCAATTAATGATGCAAATAGAATTATTAATGAAAGAACTAGAAAAGATTGGGAAGCAATAAAGATAGAAGCAGAGGCAACCCAAAAACTTGCAGAAGGAAAACTTGCATTAGCACTTGCAGCGATGGACGCAAAATCTACTGGTATTAAAGGCTCATGGGAAAAGATAAGAGAAGCCTATGATGCAATTAAAGATAAGTCTGTAACTATAACACAGCACATAGTTACTACATATGGTGCTGCACTTGGTTTACCAACACCTACTCCAACACCTACTCCAACGAAGGCACCTGGCTCAGCATGGATTTCAGATGGTAAAGGTGGATGGAAAAAGCCAGATAAACCTCAAGGAGATTATGGTTGGGGTGGCGATGATGTTGGATGGATGAAGGGATATGGCGGAGATGATGCAGGCGCTGCTGCAGCAGCAGCAGCAAAGGCTGCAGAAGACAAACGACTTGCTGACATTGCTGAACGTACTTCAGGCGATGATAGCATTGCAAGAAGAGCAGCAGCAGCAGCCAAAGCAGCAGCAGATGCAGCAGAAGCAGCCCGTCTTTTAGCGCTAGAAAAACAAAATGCTCAGTACGCTGCAAAAGCAGAAGGACTTGCAAGAAGGTATGGAGGTTTTTCTTCAGGAGGACTTGTTCCTAAATATTTTGCGGTAGGTGGATATGCACAAGGAACAGACACAATTCCAGCAATGTTAACTCCAGGAGAGTTTGTGATGAGCAAGTATGCTGTAAATAGTCACGGTACAGATAAGATGAAGGCAATTAATTCAGGTTCAAGTGTGGGAGATTCAGTGTATAATTATAACCTAAGTGTTAATGTTAAATCTGATGCAAATCCAGATCAAATTGCTAAGACTGTTATTGCACAAATTCAGCAGATAGATTCACAAAGAATGAGGGGGACTAGAATATAATGGCTACTTCAACATACATGACAGGTAGACGCAAGTATGGTCGTCCACAGGCTGTTTTGTTTTCTAACAATCCTGGCACTCTTGTTAATGGACTATATGTTCCAAATGGTTTTGAAATTGGACAAGATCCAGGTTCTGTTACTGACCCAGCAACAATAGATGAATTTTTAATTCTATCAGACCATAATAGGTCTGAGATTAGGGTTAGCCCAAACCGAATAGAAAAAAGAGAAAGAATGATTAACGGCCATATGCGTTCATACCATATTGCTGATAAGATGAACTTTGATTTTTCATGGACTGAACTCCCCTCAAGGGCTTTTGCATTAAGGCCAGACTTTAACACCACAACAGGAAAAAGCACTCTTATAGGGGCTTCAGGGACGCCTACAGCAGCACCTCAGCAGTACACTGTAGATGGTGGAGCAGGAGGAGCAGAACTTCTTGACTGGTATGAAAATCACACTGGATCTTTCTGGATGTTTTTAGCCTACGATAAGTATAATAATTTTGGGGACGATAATGCAGCCTATGGACACCTAAACCAATACAATGAAATAGTAGAGGTATACATTTCAAAGTTTGACTATACAATTGCAAAAAGAGGACAGAAGCATGATTTCTGGAATGTTTCTTTTTCTTTGGAAGAAGCATAATGTTTAAAAATGAAGAACTTCAGAAACACCTAGAAGAGTCTCAAACGATTAGAAGCCGTTCTGCAATTATTGCTGAATGGAACATGAACATTGCATCTAATATAGAAAAAATTGGAAACTATAGATATAGACCAACACAGGCAGAATCAAAGTTTTCTTTATTGCCAAACACCTTTGATATGAATGATGATGGGGGATATTACACAAATGCAACCGACTCAGATATAAAAATTGATGGTGGACTAGATGAAGAAAATCAAAATATTCCAACAACAATATTAACAAAAAAAGAAAAATTTAATATGATCTATTCTTTAGAAGATTGTTTTAATCAGTTTAGGCCAAGGTCTGGAATCAACAAAGCAAGGTTTATGAGAAAATCTTATATCCATAATTCAAATGTCAGTATGGCTAATAGACCAAGATACTATATGCCAGATAGAGAAGATTTATTTAAGTACTGGACATCATACCGAAAAGAAGACAGCATTGAATACGGTGTTGCGAATAAGATAGTCAATGGACAAGACTCTATAGAAGACACGGCTCCGTTTGTAGTTTACAAAAATGACATTCCAACAAACAGGATTGTTGTAAAGATGCAAACGCATATAGGAGACATAAATTTTGGCTCATTTACATGGGATGGAAAAACATTTTTAGATCCATTCTACGGTGATTCAAATAAAGCAACTCCAAAAAAATGGAAGATTCAAACACTAAAAAACAATAACTGGGTAGACATAATGTCTTTTAATGCAACTACAACCAGGCCTGATGGAACTCCAATTATTGGTTCCGATGGATATGTAGAACTTATGTATGGTTTAAAAGTACCAGATAAGTATAAGAAAATATTCTCATTTGCCGAAACAATATCTTCAACTACTGTTCTTCCAGATAAAAATATTGATGGGTATGCTTATTTACTTATTGAAAATCCAAATCAAATTGGAAGATTCTATATTTGGAACGATGGAATTTATGAAACATTTGTTCCAACATATGGATGGCAACTTGCAGAAGAAGAAACTTCAAGACTAACAAACTTTGTTACAGACTTTACAAGCCCAAGTTATTATATATCTGCCTCAGAAAGTGCAAAAAAATACCGTGAATTTGAAAATGTTCGTGGCATAAGAATTGTTGTAGACACCATGACAAAAGTAGATTCTACATTTGACCTTATTGAAATATCTCCAAGACTTTCAGCAAATATTACCAACATGGTTGTTGATTTTTCTGTAACAAAGAGTGCTTCAGATTTGGGTATTAGTGGTCTACCTGTTGGGCAACTCTTGGCTTCTACAGGTAAATTAAAGATTTTTGATTTTGATGATTCTTTTTCTGAAATAAACCCAAACAGTATTATTAGAAATTACCTTTCTAGAAACATACAGTTTAAATTTTATGACATAGTTGTTGATCTGGGGGGATATGATTACTACATTCCAATAAAGACAATGTATTCAGAGTCATTTCCAGAGGTTTCAAACTCAGACAAGATGGCAGATATTACTCTAAGAGATATGTTCTTTCATCTAGAGTCTTCTATTGCTCCACAAATGTTGTTAACAAATGTTTCAACAAGTTCTGCAATATCATTATTGTTAGACTCAACGGGCTTTTCAAATTACACATTCCGAAGAGTTGCTGGAGAAAAAGAAATGATTATTCCATATTTCTTTGTTCCGCCAGATACAAGCGTTGCACAAGTCTTGGAGGATATAGCAATTTCTACACAGACAGCAATGTTTTTTGATGAGTATAATAACTTTATAACAATGAGCAAGAACTACATAATGCCATCTTTAACTGAAAGAGAAACAGACATTACTTTGTATGGAACAAAGGATCAGACGAAAAATGGTATTGTAAATAATTTTCATAGCAATAACAAACTTGCTAACATTATTGAGTTTACAACAAAAGAAACGCAGCCATATAACGATGGCGTAATTACATACACAGCAAGATCTATTCAAAGATCCATATCTTCTATTCGTCAGTCAATGCTAATTGATTATGACAGAACTTACACATATAAGCCAGTTTTGTTGTGGGAAATAACTGGGGAACAAAATCTTAAATCCTCAAATGGCCAGGTAGGAAGCCAGTCAACATACATGTTAGCAGCAATACCCCTTAACTCAAACCTTTCAGATCAAAAGCCAGTAGTTGTAAATCGTGTGCTACAAAATAACACAATGAATTTTGGCGAAGCCGTATACATGATGTCAAGATATAACGGATACTTTTATGCAAATGGAGAAATTATTAAGTATGATGCAGTAGAGTACAATGTTGCTGGAGTTGGAAATGTTTGGATTACAGATGTTCAGGAATACTCCTCTTATCTTTCAAAAGTTCCATTCAATGGAAAGTTGTACCCAACTGGATCTGTAAGAATATATGCCGAGCCAAACTATGAAGAAGTTGGAGGAGTCTTAAAATTAAGAAATGGAGAGGTTGCTAAGCATGGTAGAGGTCAATTTGGAACGCCAATTGTTTCTCATAGTGCTGGGCTAAACCCTTACTGGTATGACAACGCAAATCTTCGTGGAGTTACTATGAAGTCCGATGTTCTTTTTAATTCATCTGCCTCAGAACTTCCAACAAGTGCAGAAGGATTATCTCAAGGCGCTGCAGGGCTTACTGCTTTTGTTGATCTTGGTACACCCGCTGTTGGAACGCCATTAACAAGTAATGAACTTGCCAAAAAAACAACAAGAAATGGAGTTATTAAAAATTTCCTATCTTCTACATACATAGATCAGTCTGTTGTGAATACACTACAGAGTACACAGAGTGGCTCTGTGCAATCTTCTGCGTTGGTAATTACAGGCCCAGGACTTACAACATATCCAACTCCAAACCAGTTTGTTTCATATGTATATAAAAAACTTTCAAACAAGTTTACACATTTTGGTACAAGAGTAAGAATAGTTGGAAAAATAGAAAACAATCTTGACTCTAGTCAAACTTCTACTGGAAACTCAACATACTATGTCATACCAGGAGACGATCCATCAAAAAGCATAAGCATATCTGGCGGTGGTGGTGGCATGGCCGTACTAATAAATCCAGAAACAAATAATGGATACTATTTTGAAATTGCAGCCCTTGGATCCTCTGGACTAACCAATAAAGAAAATTCAAATGTAAACAATGTTTTCTTTTATAAAATATTAAAAGATGCTAGAGACAACGCAGTTCCAGTAAAACTTTGGGAAGGACTAACAAGCATAACAGTGGACGATGGAAACTTTGTTGGTCAGTACAGAATAGCAGCAGAAGAGAACCCAACAGTCTACGATTTGTCTGTAGAGTATCAGGACATTGGTTCTATTAGAAGATTTTTTCTTTACATAAACAATAACCTGATAAAAACTGTAGATGATATATCTCCTCTTCCAATATATAATAATATGGCTCTTTTCGTAAGAGGTGGATCAAGGATGATGTTTGAAAATGTATTTGCTATTTCTCATAACTATTCAAAAAATACTGCTTATGCATTAAGCACACCAGTAAACTCAATCTTTGATGATGGAGACTTAACCGTAAATGAGTCTTTTAGAAAATACTCAATGAGTGGTATTGTTCAATCAACATATTTATCTGGTATTGAGTCTTCAGACTCTCCTTCACACAATATATATTTTGAAGAATTCGGAACCATCATGCGTGAAGCATCTTTGTTTAATGTAAGATATGACAAGGCTTGGCCTGCACTTCATGCAAAGATGTCTCCAACATTTAACAGCCTAAAGGGTTATACTATATCTGGATTTAGAGCGGGATCGTATGGGGCAGAGTTTATGGTATTTAATGCAACTGACACATTCTTAAGCCTAGACTCAACTTCTGGCAATTATCTAAGAATTCAAGGGGTAACATTTACTCAGGCATCTCAAAACTCTTTAAAGGTTGACGAATATTTTTCTAAACTTTCTAACTTAGCAGATCCAAACATTAGCAATGGGGTAGTGATAGAATCACCACTTAAAGCAAAAAAAGATTATGAAGATATAAAGGTTAGCAGACTTACCTATGGTACAAAAGACTTTAACCTAAATGTTCCGTATGTCCAGACTCAGGACGACGCAAATGATTTGATGAAGTGGACAATATCAAAAATTATGAAACCAAGAAGAAGCATTGGCGTAAAAGTTTTTGCATTACCAACAGTGCAACTTGGAGATATCGTAAAGGTTGATTATTTTGAAAATGGAATTAATAAGGGTGGAAATGATAGGTTTATTGTTTACAGTATCCAGTATTCTAAATCAGGCCAGGGCCCAGACATGACACTATACTTGAGTGAGGTAGTCTAATGTCAACAGACGCAACCTCTCCACAGCCATCTAATAATAGTACTTCTGCAGCGTATCCAGCAGTCAAGGTAGCCACACCAGAATTGTTTGTTTTTAAGGACGATGTTCTTCCAGAACAATTAATGGTAGATTTAATATTTGAAGACATAGGTGGACATGAACTAATAACTCTGTCTAGAAATGACTTAGTATCTGGCCAGACAATTTCCTATCAACCAATTAAAAACATAAGCAGCCTTTATTTGCAATACAACCCACAGAACATCCTTAATCTTCAAGATACTTCTGTTACTATATTTAAGAATTTTCCTATTAAGATTGAAAAGTCTTTGCCATTAGAAGGAACTGGGCCAGGCAAAAAGACTGTGTACTTAAACTCTGGCGGAGATCTTGTTATAGAGGTAGTAAATCTTGAGCCAGATGAACAAATAGATGTTCAGATTTTGATTTCTGGGGAACGACTTAGTGGTACAATATATGAGGGGACAATATAATGATTACAGAAAAAGGAAAGTCTATTATAGCCAAATATCTTATTGGCCAGTCTCCTGCGTACGCTTCTTATATTGCAATAGGCTGCGGAGCAAAGCCACTTGACAGTTCAACTGGAGTTTTTGGGGATTACTCAGATCAAAAATCCCTTGATTTTGAAATGCTAAGGGTCCCTATTACTTCCAGGGGATTTGTAAATGAAGATGGCGATGACAAGATTGTTCTAACAGCAGAACTACCATCAGATGAAAGATATGAAATTACAGAAGTTGGAGTATACTCAGCAGGATCTAACTCTTTTGCAGGTGCTTTAGATAGTAGAACATTGTTTTCTTTTACGCAGAGCGAAAACTGGGAATATCACACACCAACACTCTCAACATCAATTAAGATTGTTTATGACCCTTTAGATGGAACAGATGAAGACAATGTTATAAATGAGACAGAAAAGGTTTTTCAAACAAACGCAGACAACAGATTATTTACTGATGACACACGACTTGACAGAAATGAAAGATGTCGATTTTTAAATAACATTATTCTTATGTCTGGAAATTCTTCAAAAATTCAGTCAAATCAACTTGGCAAATTATCAATTGTTCCAACCTGGACAACATCGGGTACAGTCTACACTTCTGAGCACATACACTTAAATGGAAACAATATTGATTTAAATAGGCAATCACCACTTGATGAGTTAAGGTTAGCGTTCTCAGTAATAAATAAGAACGGAGACTCTGCAGTAAATCCAGATAGAGTTATGCTTCTTTTAGAGTTTGACTCTGCAGATGCTCACAATACTGGTCAGTATGCAAGGTTTGAAGTGGATATAACACACGAAACGGGGCATGCTTCTAACGATTTTACTACTAACAGATACTTTGTTATTAAGAAAAAACTTGAGGAACTCACTAAGTCCGCATCATTTTCTTGGAGCGCTGTTAATACAGTAAAATTTAGTGTTTGTATACTTGACCAAAGTGACAACCCATCTTCTGATTTTTATGTAGCACTAGATGCTTTAAGAATTGAAAACACAGATTCACTTAATGTTCTTTATGGTTTGGTTGGATACTCTGTTATAAAAAATGTACAAGCAAGACCAATTACTAAACTTGCTAACAGCACAAACTTCGTTGAGTTTAGGTTTAACATTGGTGTTTTGTAATGGCAACAGAAAAAATAAAAAGGGTAATTATTCCAAAGGCCAAACTACCAGCCTATAGTGCCACATCAAAGCCAAACCAAAATCCACTAGGCCAGAATATTGAAACTGGGCAATACATTGTTAGATACAGAATTGTCTCAGAAGATAGAAACAGAAACTCCCACTGGTCTCCTCAGTATAAACTTCCACTAGATCCTTACATAAAACTTGATGAAAATGGTATTCCTATTACTCCACCAGTTAATTTTGCAATAGGATTAGACGCAACTAAAAAAATTATATCTATAGCATGGACTCCAACAGCAGATATAAATAATGAGTTTGATGTATATTTGAAATGGGACAGTGCTGACTGGGTGTATGAAAAAAGAGTTCTTGCTCCAGCATATACCGTATTGGCAAAACAAGGTGCAACATCTGTCAAGGTTTGTGTTCAGATTCCAACATTTCCTACAAAGAAGTTTGAACATGCCAAAATTTTTGAATCTAATTCGATCAGCCTAGTGGTATAATAGTAGTATGACTATTCCATTGCCTGAGCGTGGCCAACCACTAGATGTTGGATATCTATACAACATTGTAGAATCTCTTAATAAGTTGATTGCAGCCCAGTCAATCAGTATATCAAAATATGTTAGTATAGATATTGCTGGTACCAACCGAGCAGAGCACTGCTTAACATCAGATGCAAAAATTATTGGTGGATATAAAGAGGTTGTAAATAGTGCAAGCAAGACAAAAGGAGACTCTGTTCCTTTCTTTTATGACTTTGCAAATCCTTTTAAGTATACACCTGTTGCAACTGTCACACCTATAAATGTTGCAAATACTTCTGCTGGAAAAAATGTTTCAGTTGTTTTAAAAAGTGTTACTACTTCAAAAATTGAAGGTGTAGTAGTTTTTAATGAAACTGGAGATGTAACGGTTGGATTGAATATTATAGTAGTTGGTATTCCCAATTGATGCTTAGGTGTTCAAGATGTAAAGGAAGAATGTTTGTTGATAGACAGTATAGTTCTCCTATGCACCTAGAAACATATTGCATGCTTTGCGGAAATAGAAAATTTTTTAATCCACCAAACAATTCATTGGAGGGGAAATGGCTTTTAAAAAAGGAAGCATTGAAAGCGAAGGCTACAATCTCTCCCCTGTAATTCCTGGAAATAAAAAAGTTTGGTTTTTAAATGGTGATCTTGTAAGGGTTCATCACCTAAACAAATCTAATGGAATTATGTCTGTATATAATATAACTCAAGACAGAATAGAAAGTTGTCTTATTGGTGACTTTAAAAAGAAAAGGCTTAGAGCATACACTGTCAGAGAGACTGCTGATTTAGTTAATCGTCATAAAAAATATATGCCATCATTAATGAAACGAGGAGTCATTCCATTTCCAACGGGATCTCAAAAAGGTGGAGCAAGAGGATTCCAAGTAAGATCATATTACTCAGAATTGCAGGTAAGAGAGATCCGTGATATACTTGCTACATACCATATTGGAAGACCAAGAAAAGATAATTTAATAACAAATGATATTACACCAAGTACCCAAGAGTTGACAAGACGAATGGGAGACGGTATACTTACATATGTAAAGACTGAAGATGGGAGATTTGTTCCAGTTTGGAGCGAATCTATTTAGCGAAAGGCATTAAAATGGAAGAAACAAAGGTATCAGTAACTCTAGGGTATACGCTTAACCTAGGAAATTTTCAATCTCTTAGACTAGACTTAGGCGTTGTTGATTCTAAGCGTGACGGAGAAAATACAGATCAGGCTTTTGAAAGAGTTTATAAGTTTGTTGAAGATAAACTTGCACAGAAGATTAACGAAGCAAAGTCCGAGATTAACGAATAATGGCCGAACGCAAAGACCGAATGGCTTTGCTTTCAAGATACAGCAAGTATCATACTGCAAAGTACGAGTCAAAGCCATCCCTTAATCTGAATGTGGAACAGTGGGCATCCGATGCTCTTGTTGAATCATATACTTTGTCTGGGTGTTACGATATACTTGAGTATTACTTTTCAGTTGCAGAGAGTCCTTCTTGGAATCACTTTGCATACAACGCAGAAAAAATTCTTCAGGCACAAAGAGATAAGATTAAAGATGACAAAGAAAGAGCAGAGCGCAGACAAATGGCTAAGGAGTGGTTGAGTGAATAACACTGAGGCAAAGGTAATATCTGCAGTCTTACAAGATAAGCAGGTACATGTTTTACTACAAGCCAATATTGATAATCTTCTTAGAACCCATACAGACCTGTGGGAGTTTATTAGAAATTATTTTGAGCACAACAGTTCTGTTCCACCAGTAAACCTTGTTGTTGAAAAGTTTCGTGACTTTGAACCTGTTCCAGGCGTTGGGTCAACAAAGCATCATCTTGGAGAGTTGCAGACAGAATATCTAAACGATAGTCTAAAAGATATTCTTAGATCTGCTGCTGGAAATGTTCAGCAAGGTGAGGGTAACAAAGCCCTAGATAATTTAATTGCTCAGACTTCAGAGTTAAAGAAAAACACTTCAGCAATTCGTGACATCGATGTTACTGATCTTGAATCAGCAGTTGCATACTTTGAAAATTTAAAGATTCAACAAGCAGCAGGTCATGTTGGAATTAAAACTAATCTGCCAGGGTTTGATAACTATCTTCCTTCTGGAATTATGCCAGGGCACCTAGGAGTCTTTCTAGCATACCCAGGTATAGGAAAGTCATGGATGGCTCTCTACTTCGCTGTACAGGCCTGGAAACAGGGTAAGAGCCCCCTTGTAATATCCCTTGAGATGTCCGAAACAGAAGTTCGTAATCGTGTTTTCACAATTATGGGTGAAGGACTTTGGTCTCATAGAAAACTCAGTAATGGTGAAGTTGAAATGGAAACCCTAAAGATGTGGCATGCAAAGCATCTGCAAGGTAAGCCAGAGTTTCACATTATTTCAAATGACCAAGGTGGAGAAATTAATCCATCAGTACTTCGTGGAAAGATTGATCAGTATAAGCCAGACTTTGTAATTGTCGACTATCTACAGTTGATGGCTCCTAATCAGAAGTCAGATAATGAAACGGTACGAATGAAGAACCTTTCAAGAGAACTTAAACTTATGGCTATTGGTGAAGAAGTTCCAATCATTGCTATCTCATCTGCAACACCAGACGATGTTAATGATCTTAGTGGAGTTCCTACCCTGGGTCAAACTGCTTGGTCTAGACAGATTGCATATGATGCAGACTGGGTTTTAGCACTTGGCCGTGCTACAAATAGTGATATCATTGAATGCGCTTTTAGAAAGAACCGTAATGGTTTTATGGGAGACTTCTTAGTCCAGTGTGATTTTGACAAGGGATACTATAGATATAAAGATTTTGAAGATAAGTAGGTATAATATGAATTATGGTTCGTTATCATCACAAGCAGATAAAGAAGTTCAATTTAAATGGGGTTATCCACGATGAATCAGCCATAGGCAGGCTAAAGACTGAATATATCAGACTGGTTGTATCAGAAATGAAAATCAGTGGGTGTGTTCCAAGATTTGACATAGAACCAGATTTTACGATAGACTATAATGAAAAGAAGAAATACTTTGAGTTCGAATTAACAATATACGGAATATATGTAGGGAAAAGGAAAAGCGAATGGATATCAGGAATAGACGGAACCAAACCAATAGGTATACAAAAGAACAAATTAAAAGAGTTCTCACAGGAGCAGGTATAGATGTTGAGTCAGAAATTGATTCCGATTATATAATTTTTTGTCCATATCACAATAACACCCGAACACCAGCAGGAGAAGTAGATAAATATAGCGGAACATTCTTTTGTTTTTCTTGCCAGCATGTTTCAAATTTAACAGAGTTCGTAATGCATGTTTCTGGAAGAACTTATTTTGAGTCTGAAAGATTTATTAAGAGCAAAGAATCAGAAGGAAATCTAGAGCAAGATATCAACAAGGCTCTGTATCAAAAACCAGAGTTTGTTTTGTTTGACGAATTGATCCTTAAGCGTTTGTATAATAATCTTATTTCATCAGACAGAGCAAAAGATTATTTTAGGTATCGTAAAATTGAACTTTCTTCTTGGTCAAAATTTTCTTTAGGCTACTCAGAAAAACAAGACATGGTGACTGTTCCAGTACATAGCCCAGACGGAATGCCAATTGGTTTTGTAGGAAGATCTATTGAGGGCAAAGAGTTTAAAAATACTCCTGGACTTCCAAAATCAAAAACCCTTTTTAATTTAAACAGAGTAAAAATGTTAGATAGCGTATATGTGGTTGAGTCCTCATTTGACGCTATTAGACTTGACCAAGTTGGCATCTCTGCAGTGGCTACACTGGGGGCCAATGTGTCAAACACACAAATAGAATTGCTTCAGAAATACTTCAATAGCATTATTGTTATTGCTGATAATGATGAGGCGGGAGGAAATATGAAATCTAAGATAGTTGAAAAACTAGGATCTCGTGTATCCGTTATTAAACTAGATAAACAATATAAAGACATAGGCGATATGGATGATAAATCAATTAAGGAACTTGACTTCTCATTTGACAAATCCATAGACTCTATGCTAAACTAATATAACAACACAAAGGAGAAATATATGAGCGTAGTAAAGGGACTAAAAGCAATCAATGCCCTGCTCGACAAACCAAAATCAGATGGACCAAAGGTTCGTTGGCTAAAGTTAGCAGACGGACAATCAGCAAAGATTCGTTTTATTGAAGAACTTGACGAAGACTCTGCAAACTATAACGAAAGCCGTGGACTTGCACTAGTTGTTAAAGAACACACAAACCCAAAGGACTACAAGCGTAAGGCTCTAGACACAATGGAAGAAGAAGGTCGTGACTGGGCAGAAGAGATGCATCGTAAAGATCCAAAGGCTGGCTGGAGAGCCCGTCTTCGTTTCTACTGCAATGTACTTGTAGACGATGGCCTAGAGCCACCATATGTTGCTATCTGGTCAATGGGTATCAGCAAGCAATCATCATTTAACACAATCAAGGAATACGCAATGGAGACTGGAAGCATTTCAAATGTTATCTGGAAGTTAAAGCGTAATGGTCAGGGAACTGAAACCAATTACACACTGATCCCATCTGCACCAGACAAGGAGCCATTTGATTGGACTGGTACTGAACCATATCCACTAGAGTCTGCTCTTCGCAAGGTTCCTTATGCAGAACAAGAAGCGTTCTACCTTGGCTTTGACAGCCCATCCGTTACCAGCACAAATACTGACTGGTAATAGATGAATTACGTAGGCTTACATGTCCACACCCATTTTAGTTTATTTGATGGGATTGCTACTCCAGAAGAATACGTTGACCGTGCAGTTGAGTTAGGGATGCCAGCAATTGCCATCACTGACCACGGTACTTTATCTGGGCATAGGGAACTGCACCGTATTGCAAAAGCAAAGGGCATTAAGCCAATTCTAGGTCTAGAAGGATACATGTGTGCAGACATATCTGATACAAGAGATAAGTCTGAAAGAGAAGGTCAACAAGATCTTGTCTACAATCACATTATCCTTCTAGCCAAGAATAAAATTGGTTTGGAAAATCTAAACAAGATTAGCGAACTATCTTGGACAGATGGTTTCTTTAAGAAGCCACGCTTTGATTTTACTATTCTAGAAAAGTATAAAGAGGGAATTATTGTAACCTCTGCTTGCCCAAGTAGCGTTTTAGTTAAAGCACTTGAAGAAGAAGAGTTTGCTCTTACTAAGAAATATATATCTTGGTTTAAGGAACGCTTTGAAGATGACTACTATATTGAAGTCATGCCTCACAACGAAGCACATATTAATAAATATTTAATTGAACTTGCAGATGAGTTTGGAATTAAGGTTGTTGTAACACCAGACTGCCACCATGTAGACTCGTCACAAAAAGAAGTTCAAGAATTTAAGTTGCTTATGAACACCCATGGTAAGTTTGTAAAAGATACAACATACGAAAAGTCAAAAAAGAAAACAGACATGATGGAACGCCTTGACTATCTCTATGGCGAAGACCGTCAGATTACATTTAACAAGTTTGATATTCACCTGCTCTCATATGAAGAGATCAAAGCAGCGATGGAATCGCAGGGGATTGATCGACCTGACATATACTCAAACACAATGCTATTAGCAGACACAGTAGAAGATTATGGTATTCAAGAAGGATTAGACCTGCTTCCAGTACAATACAAGAATCCTGATAAGGAACTTGCAAAGGCTGCACTAGAGGGTTTGGTAGAACGAGGTTTGTCAGAGAATCAAGAATACCTTGACAGACTTGAAGAAGAGTTACAGATTATTAAAGATAAGAAGTTTGCACCATACTTTCTTGTTGTGAGCAATATGATTAACTGGGCAAAGAAGGAAGAGATTATGGTTGGTCCAGGTCGTGGTTCATCTGCTGGTTCTCTTGTTTGTTATGCACTAAAAATTACAGACATTGATCCTATTGAGCACGACCTTTTGTTCTTCCGTTTTATTAACCCAGAGCGTAATGACTTCCCAGATATTGACACAGATATTCAAGATACTCGTCGTGAAGAGGTTAAGGATTATCTAGTTAGACAATATCGACATGTTGCATCTATTGCTACATTCCTTCAGTTTACTGGAAAGGGAATCGTTAGAGATGTTGCACGAGTACTAAATATTCCTTTATCAGATGTTAATAAGGTTTTAAAAACTGTAGACACTTGGGACGACTTCTGCACATCTAAATCTACAAGAGAGTTTCGTGAAAAGTATCCAGAGGTAGAGATTTATGGAGAACAACTTCGTGGTCGTATTCGTGGTACAGGAATCCATGCTGCTGGTGTTGTAACTGCAAAAGAACCAATCTTTAGGTACGCACCACTTGAAACAAGATCTTCGACAGGGTCCGATGAAAGAATCCCTGTTGTTGGTGTTGATATGGAAGAAGCAGAAAGAATTGGTTTAATTAAGATTGATGCTCTAGGGCTTAAAACTTTATCTGTTCTTAAGAATACAATTGATATAATTAAAGAACGAGATGGCAAGAAGATTGACCTTCTTAAGATCAAGATGGATGATGCAAATGTTTATCAGATGTTGTCGGACGGGTATACAAAGGGCGTGTTCCAGTGTGAAGCAGCACCATACACAAACCTTCTTGTTAAGATGGGTGTCAAGAATCTAAACGAACTTGCTGCATCTAATGCTCTTGTTCGTCCAGGCGCAATGAATACTATTGGAAAAGACTATGTTGATCGTAAGCATGGTCGTCAAAACATATCTTATACACACCAAGTACTAAAAGAATTTACGGAGGACACCTATGGCTGTATTCTTTATCAAGAACAAGTTATGCAAGCATGCGTACACCTTGGCGGTATGTCCATGTCGGAAGCAGATAAAGTTAGAAAGATCATTGGAAAGAAAAAAGATGCTAAAGAATTTGATCAGTTTAAAGAAAAGTTCGTAGAGGGAGCATCTAAGTTTATTACTCCAAACGCTGCTCGTGATCTATGGCATGACTTTGAGGCTCACGCAGGGTACTCATTTAACAAATCACACGCAGTAGCATACTCAACGCTATCCTACTGGACAGCATGGTTAAAGTATTATTACCCACTTGAGTTTATGTACTCAGTACTAAAAAATGAAAAGGACAAAGATGCGAGAACTGAATATCTTATTGAAGCAAAAAGAATGGGCATTAGCGTTAAGTTACCTCACATTAACGATTCGGATATTGATTTTAAAATTGAGGGTAAAGGCATTAGGTTTGGACTCAGTGCTATCAAGTTCATATCTGACAAAATTGGCGAAAGATACATATCTGCACGACCATTCAATTCGTACAAAGAACTTGAAGAATTTACATTTACCAAAGGTAACGGAGTAAACAGTCGTGCACTGCAGGCACTAAGAGTAATTGGTGCTGCAACCTTTAATGATAATCCTAGAAATGATCAGGAGATTAAAGAGAACCTATATGAATACTTAAACCTTCCAGAGTTTAATATTACAATACCTTCTCACTATTATGCATTTATTCAGGACATTGTTGACTTTGAAGAAAAAGGATCATACATTTTTATGGGTATGGTAAAATCAATTAAGCGAGGAACGGGATGGTCACGAGTTGAAGTTTTGGACAAAACTGGCAGCGTCGGTATATTTGATGATGAGAATACAACTATTGAGATAGGTCGTTCTTACCTGCTTCTTTGTAATGATAACAGGATTGTATCTTTCATCCCGTCTGATGAAATAAAAGAATCTTCTCATGCTCTTGTAAAGTTCTTAAGTTATAAGCAACTTCCATACAAGGATGATGAGATGTTTGTAGTTTCATTTAAACCAAGGATTACCAAGACTGGAAAGAAGATGGCATCTCTTACTCTGGCAGACACTAGCAGAGACTTGCACTCTATCACAGTATTTCCCACATCCTTTGCAAAGGCTTACATGAGTATTGAAGAAGGAAAATCTTACAAGTTTGATTTTGGAAAGACAAAAGACGGAACAGTAACATTGGAGGATGTACATGTCGGTTAGTATAGAAGAAGCGTTAGCACAACTTGACCCTAAGTTGAGGAAGAGATTAGGTAGTGGAGTCGGAGTCAACTACGAGTATCAACCTACCCCTAGTTTTGGTTTAAACCGTGCTCTGGGTGGTGGGCTTCCATATGGCAGACAAGTTCTTATCTGGGGATCAAAGTCCTCTGCAAAGTCCTCTATGTGCCTTCAGATGATTGCCCTAGCACAAGCAGAGGGTAAACTATGTGCGTGGATTGACTCAGAAATGTCATACTCAGAAGATTGGGCTAGAACTTTGGGGGTAGATCCAGAAAAACTAATCTACTCACAAGCAAGAACTATTAGTGACATGGTAGATGTCGGTGTTGGGTTAATGAACGCTGGCGTAGACCTAATTGTGGTAGACTCTATTACATCAATGCTTCCAGCAATCTATTTTGAAAAAGATACAAGTGAACTGAAGGCATTAGAAAATACTAAACAGATTGGAGCAGAATCCCGTGACTTTAGTAACGCATGGAAAATGCTTAATTATGCTAACAACAAGGTTAAGCCTACTCTTCTTGTTCTTATTTCCCAGTCTCGCAATAATATTAATGCTATGTATACTAGCCAGCAGCCTTCTGGTGGTCAGGCTACTAAGTTTTATTCTTCTTGCATTGTTAAGTTATTTAGTTCCGAGTCCGACAATCAAGCGATTAAAGGAAAAATTAAGGTAGGAGATAAACTAATTGAAGAAAAAATTGGTAGAACTATTAAGTGGGAACTCCAGTTCTCCAAAACCTCTCCAGGGTTCCAGTCTGGTGAGTATGATTTTTATTTTAGAGGTGACTATATTGGTCTTGATACCATCGGTGACTTGGTTACTACTGCTGAACTAAATGGTATTGTAGAGCGCACAGGCGCTTGGTACATACTACCTGACGGATCAAAGGTACAGGGCAAAGAAGCATTTGTTAATCGTGTAAGAGAGGATCTTGACTTGCAAGAGTCTATCAAGAATAAATTAAATGGATAAGTATACAGTTTATCATGGGCAATGGGTGTGTCATACCTGCAAAGTAATTGTTCCAACGCTAAGATGTTATGCTGCAACAAAGACATTAACTTGGATGTGTAAAGAAAAACATTTAACAACAGTTTATCTTGGACGAAGAAAAAAGAAGGATTTTGATGACGGAGAAGAGTGAGAGTAAGAGGATAGGTGCTAAGCAGCACAAAAACTCTGGCCGTAATACTCAAAAGGGAGATGCTTCCTGGAAAAATTTTGTTGTAGACTTTAAAGAAGTTGGCAAATCATTTACCCTAAACAAGGAAGTCTGGGCCAAAGCAACAACGGATGCAATGAAGAACAGTAAAGATCCAGCAATAGTAGTCGTAATGGGCGAGGGTAATTCAAAAATAAGACTTGCAATAATTGAGATGAGTATACTTGAACAACTAGTGGAGGGTGTATAATAGTAATATGGAAAACATGATTATAAAAGACATTTTAACAGAAGATCAGATAGAGCACATTTACAGTAAAGTAGACGCTGCACCAGAAGAAAAGACTACTATTCAAACAAGACTTGGCCATAAAGCATATTTTGTTGGATTTGATGAATCACTAAGAGTGCACTTTGAAAAAATTATTCAAAAGCATTACGGAGAAGAGTGGATACTTACGGATTTTCAGTTTGCCAGATACTCAACAAAATTTGGATATAAGCCAAAACTATACCCACATTTTGACGATGCATTTGAGGTTCACAAACTTACCCTTGATGTACAGATTAGTTCTACTATAGACTGGCCAATTGTTGTAGAGGGCAAAGAGTTTCTATTAAAAAATAATGAGGGCGTTGTGTTTTCTGGAACAGATCAAATTCACTGGAGAGCACCAGCAGATCTATCAGACACTGATGTTGTAGACATGATGTTTTGTCATGCAGAAAGAAAAGATGGTCCAAATAGGTTTGTTAGCAAAGAGCATCAAGAAAAGATGTTTGTCCTTCAAGAAGAGTGGGCTAAAAAAATAGATATAAATCGTGATGCGGAAACAGTATAATGCAAACTGAAAATACTACTATCGATATGGTTAATGGTCTTGCAGAAATAGCAGACTATATGCAAGATGAGGAACTAACTCAGGCACTAACCTTTATTGCTAAGATCATTGTTAAACCAGACATTCCAACACAGGTTGCTACGATTGAGATCGTAAGGCTTCAGGCTATCGCAGCAAAGATGGCATTTAAAGCAACATGGATGGCCAATGTTGACAAGTCGGATCGTGGAAAGAAAAACCTTTACTATACCGCAGCAGAGTCTATTAACAATCTTGTTTCTGCACTCAAGTATATAACTCGCTAATCTGCTATACTTATACTAATAGAAACGAGAAAAATATGACAAAAAGTTTATTGCAACAAATTATGGTAAAGCAAGAAGTGCTACCAGACCATCCAATCGATGCTGTTGGTTTGACTGAAAAAATTCAGTCTGGCTATACTGTTAATAGAATAGATAAGCAAACTCAGAAAAAGACTTTTGCACCATCTACAATTGCCTATGGGCATGGAGAGTGTCCAAGATATTGGTACCTAGCATTTGATGGTCAGATGTTTGAAGATGATGCAACACCTTACAGCGCTGCTAATATGACTGCTGGAACAAAGTCTCACGAGAGAATTCAAGAGGCTATGGCAAATGTTCCAGACTTCCTTGTTGATTCAGAATTTAAGATTACGTACAGTGATCCACCAATCTTTGGGTATGGAGATGTTATTGTTAACTGGCAAGGAGAAGAACTCCTTGGTGAAATTAAAACAATGATGAATGAAGGTTTTGAGTACCGCAAGGCACACATGAAACCAAAGACTGGTCACTTGGTCCAGTTACTTATCTATATGAAAATTCTTAAGAAGCCCAAAGCAGTTCTTATTTATGAAAATAAAAACAATCATGAACTACTTATTCTTCCTGTAGAAGTAAACGACTACTACCGTAAATGGGTAGACCAGACTTTTGAATGGATGAGATCTGTTAGAAAGGCTTGGGTTGATAGAACTCTTCCTGAAAAAAATTATCGTTCCAATTCAAAGATTTGCAAGTCATGCCCAATTAAAAAAGCATGTGCAGATGCTGGCAAGGGGGAGTTTAAATTAAAGTCTATGGAGCCATTGAAAGATGAAGCATTGTAAATGGTGTGATTCCGAATTCAATACAGAAGTTAGTTACCAGATATATTGCTCTGTTAAATGCAGAGAGCAAGCAACTAAAGAAAAAATTGCAGAGCGATATCTGGTGCTTCGTCGTCAAAAAAGAATTGGCAAAGAAAGAAAATGCAAGGGCTGTCAGAAAAGTTTATCAATATATAATGATGATCCATTATGCGTAGAGTGTTTTGTTAATCCAGTTATTGTTTTAAAAACATTAAAAAAGATTAAGGGTTTAGGAAACAATGAAGAATAAATGGGGAATAGAAATAATGCCTAAGACTATATGCGCCATAGACGCTAGTACAAATAGTCTTGCTTTTTCTATTTTTGATACCCAACAACAATCTCTGGGCGTAATTGGTAAAATTAACTTTGAAGGTAATAATACATACGAAAAGGTTATGGATGCAGGACAAAAAGTAAAAGCATTTTTTGATTACTACGGTGGTTTTGAAGCAATAGTTATTGAGCATACAGTATTTATGAATAGCCCCAAGACTGCAGCCGATCTAGCATTGGTTCAAGGTGCAATACTTGGTGCAGCAGGGCAATCTGGAACTAGGGCTATAGGCAAAGTATCCCCAATTACTTGGCAGAACTACATAGGAAATAAAAAAATATCTAAAGATGAACAGGTTGTCATAAGATATCAATACCCCGCAAAGTCTGCTTCTTGGTATAAGACCTACGAAAGAAACCTTCGTAAAGAAAGAACAATAAAGTTTATTAATACTATTTATGACAGAACTATCACAGATAACGATGTTGCTGATGCTTGCGGTATTGGCCATTGGGCCATAAAAAACTGGGACAAAGCAGTTGGGCTTGACAAATAACGCCATGGCTGCTAAACTATATACATCAGAAGTCTTTATGCGTAAGAGATATCTTATGGATAAAAAGACCCCAGAAGAGATTGCAAAGGAGTGCGGAGCCAGTGTTGAGACTATCTACGTATACCTTGCCAAATTTGGATTAAGGAAATCAAAGCGATGAGTAAAATTGAAAAAGCATTAGTAGCAATTGCCGTAGCAGGCACAGTTGGTTTTGCATTTGCATTTGCTGCACTAAGAGGAATTCCAGAAGCGTTCGATTGGGAGGAAGATGATGAGTAAAGGTAGTAGACCAAATCCATTTAATAGTGAAAGTCTTATAATTACTGTAGACCAAGTAAACAATCCAATGCACTACACATCAGATCCATCTGGTATTGAGTGCATCCAGATTACTCGTCATCGCAACTTTAATGTTGGTAATGCATTTAAATATTTGTGGAGAGCGGGACTTAAAGATGAGGAAAAAACAATACAAGATTTAGAAAAGGCAATTTTCTATATCAAGGATGAAATAAATAGACTAGAGGGAAAGTATGTCAACTGAAGAAGATCTAGTCAAGCACCTTGATCAAGTTAATCTTGTTGTAGAAGAATACTTAAAGGGCAATGATCCAACAGTAATATCAAAGCAACTTGACATTCCAAGAACAAAGGTTGTAACTCTTATTAACGAGTGGAAAGTAATGGCATCTGCTAATGATGCTATCCGTGCTCGTGCTAAAGAAGCCCTTGCTGCTGCTGATACACACTATAGTAAGTTGGTTTCAAGAACATACGAAGTTATTGATGAGGCTTCCATGACCAATAACCTTAGCGCAAAGACTGCTGGAATTAAACTTGTAATGGATATTGAGTCTAAAAGAATTGACATGCTTCAAAAGGCTGGACTACTTGAGAACAAAGAACTTGCAGAAGAAATGATTGAGATTGAGCATAGACAAGAAGTTCTTATTCATATACTTAAAGATATAGCAACAGAGCACCCAGAAATTCGTGATGAAATTATGCGTAGGCTTTCTAAGATATCTAAAGACGATGAGGTTATAACAATTGTCCACGAAGTTTAATGAGTTTTTAGAGGTTCTTAAAAATAATAACTTTGAGGAAACTCCAGTAGATGCAAAGACATTTGTTGAGTCAGCATCTTATTTAGGTCAGCCACCACTATCAGATATCCAGTATGACATTGTTGAGGCAATGAGCCAGATCTATCGCAAAGAAGACCTGATAGATCTGTTGGGAGAAGAAAAGGGATCAAGGTATTACGAGAAGTATACCAAGAATGAAATCATTCTCCAACTTGGTAAAGGATCTGGAAAAGACTTTACATCAACAGTAGCATGCTCATACATCGTATACAAACTTCTATGCTTAAAAGACCCAGCAAAATATTTTGGTAAGCCCTCTGGAGATGCTATTGACCTAATCAATGTTGCTATTAACGCTCAGCAGGCAAAGAATGTTTTCTTTAAAGGATTTAAAACAAAGATTGAAAAGTCCCCATGGTTTGCTGGAAAGTATAATGCTAAAGCAGACTCAGTGGAGTTTGATAAATCAATCACTGTTTACTCTGGACACTCAGAAAGAGAGTCGCATGAGGGTTTGAACCTTCTTCTTGCAGTTCTTGATGAGATTTCTGGTTTTGCATCTGAGGTTGGAACTGGAAACGAACAAGGAAAGACTGCTGACAATATTTACAAAGCATTTCGTGGCTCCGTAGACTCTCGTTTCCCTGATCTTGGTAAGGTTGTTCTTCTTTCCTTTCCCCGTTATCCAGGAGACTTTATTTCAGAAAAGTATGATGCAGTAATTGCTGAGAAAGAAGTTATTGAAAAGACTCATGAGTTTATAATTAATCCATTACTTCCAGACACAGACCCAAGCAATAAGTTTCAAATTTCCTGGGATGAAGATAAAATAATCTCATACAAATATCCAGGAGTATTTGCATTAAAGAAACCTACATGGGAAGTAAACCCAACAAGGGAGATTGATGATTTTAAGATTGCCTTTATGACAGACCTTGGGGATGCAATGATGCGCTTTGCATGTGTACCAACATTTGCATCGGATGCATTCTTTAAGCAATCACAAAAGGTAAGAGCATGTATGACTCTTCGTAATCCAATAGATAACTTTAGAAGGTTTGATGAGTCATTTAAACCAGATCCAACCAAAAAGTATTATGTCCACGCTGACCTTGCACAGAAACACGATAAGTGTGCTGTTGCAATTGCACATGTAGAAAAATGGGTAAACATACAAGTAATTAATAACTACGAACAAGTAGCACCAATTGTAGTAGTAGATGCAGTAGCATGGTGGGAACCAAAGACTGAAGGCCCAGTAAACCTTTCAGAAGTAAAGCAATGGATCCAAAACCTTAGAAGACTAGGGTTTGATATCGGAATGGTTTCGTTTGACCGTTGGCAATCCTTTGATATTCAGAATGAACTTCAGCAGGTTGGAATGAAGACTGATACTGTTTCTGTTGCTAAGAAGCACTACGAGGACATGGCTATGCTTGTCTACGAGGAAAGACTTGTTATGCCAGCAATTGAACTCTTGTTTGATGAACTAACACAGTTAAAGATTATGAAAAATGATAGAGTTGACCACCCACGCAAAAAGTCAAAAGACTTGGCTGATGCTGTGTGTGGCGCTATTTTTGGAGCCATATCACACACTCCTAAAAATAATAATGCTGAGGTCGAAATCCACACATTTAGAGACAGATCTAAGGCGGAATTTGACATGGCTAACAGTAGTGTGATACAATATAAACCTATGCCAGATGATGTAAAAGATTATCTGGATAGATTTAATCTATTATAACAAGAAAAGAGATAAAATGAATTCATTCAAGAAAGTATCGCTAATCATCGCTGCAGCCCTGACTAGCACAATGCTTGTAGCAACATCTGCAAGCGCTGCCACGACAACCCTAACGGTTGCGGGTTCTGCAGCAACAGGTGGAACAGTAGCAACAACTCCTGTAGCACTTCCAGTTCCAGCAGATAACAGTATCGATGCAGCAGATGCATTGAAGATTGCTGTTTCATCTGTAGATACAGGCACAGCAGTTTCAGCAGTTGCAGTAAATGCAACAATTGTTCCTGCTCTTGCAACATCAACCGCACCAGTGACAGCGTCATCTGGATCATCATCACTAACAATTAATACAGGAACAGGAACAACAGCAGACTTCTACGTTTACACAAAGACTACTGCAGTTGGAACAGTTGTTGTAACAGTTGGTGGAAATTCAACAACATATTATGTACAGGGTACCGCAGGTGCTTTGAACTCAATCACTCTGACTGCCCCAGCATCTGGCGCAGCAGCAACAATTGCAACACTTAAGGTGTCAGGATACGATGTATTTGGAAATCTAAAGGGTGGCGCAACAATTAACACTTTGGTAAGCAATAATGGTGCAGCAACTGCAACAGCACTTACAACAGATACAGCAGTAGCAACACTTGGAACTAAGGAGCAGACAGTAACACTTCCTGCTTCAGGTTCAGTTGTAGTTACAGCATACGCAACAGTAGCAACAGCAGTGACTGGTCTTTCAGCACCAGTTGGTTCTGTAGTTGCAACAGTAGTAGTTCGTGATCTTGCAGGGGAACTTGCAGCAAAGAACGCAGAACTTGCAGTTGCTAATGCAGCACTTGCTGCAGAAAAAGCAGGTCGTGCACTAGATAAGGTTGCAGCAGATTCAAATGCTACAGCACTTAAGGCACAACTAGATACAGCGACATCTAAAGCCGTATCAGAAAAGGCAGCAGCAGATCTTGCAAAGGCTACTTACATCGCAGAGTACAATGCTCTTGCAAAGAAGTGGAACGCAAAGAATCCAAAGGCTAAGGTTACTTTAAAGAAGTAACTTAAACCAACAACTAAGGGGATTAGCCAAGTGCTAGTCCTCTTTTTTGTTTAATAAAATGGTATAATCATCCTAGCAGACATTGTTTGCATAAGGGGGAAAGGAAAATAAAATCACTTCTAATCAAATCTGGATTAGCAGGTTTGCTTTTAACTTTATGGATGCTATTCTCTCCAGCAGATCACGCACATGCTGACGAAGTCCCAGCACCAGCAGAGCAGGTAGTCGTAAGCCCTGCACAGCAAGCAGTAAATACAGCCTTAGCAACAGCCACAACTGAAGTTGCTCAAGCCATTTCAGCATCAGATACTGCAACAGCCACGATAGCAACAGCAGTTCAAGCAGTCAATGCATCTAATACAGCAGTCTCAGCAGCCAATACAGCAGTGGCCACAGCAGTATCTGCAGTAGCAGAGGTATCCAATGTTTCCCCAGCAGTAGAAACAGCAACAGCAGTCACCCAGACAGTTACTCAAACAGTCACTGGCGTTACTCAGGCAGTAGCAGCAATTCCAGTAAGTGCTACAACACAAACACCAGAAGTAGTTGCAGCACAGGCAGTAATTACTGCAGCAGTCCCTGTAATTGAATCAGCAACAGCCACAGTTATAGCCACAGCAACTCCTTTAATGACAACAACTCCTACGA